TGTGAGCCGATTCCTCGGCCGCGTGGTGACCCAGTTCGTGGATCACCGTGGCCACGATCTCGTGGTTGTTGCCGACGTGGAACCATTCCCAGCCGACAGCGCCCTGGTTGAAGATGACTGAGCCACGGCTGGCCGCGGCGATGCAGTGCGGAGCGTTGGCGCCGCCGTTGATGCTCACCGTGATGGTGTCGTGGGGGAAGGCGACCTTGGCCACCGCTCGTGTCCAGCCGACCACGCGCACCGCATCGGGGTGCCACTCGTGCTCGGGGATCGGAGCATCGAGCGATCCCTCGACACCGCTGCCGAAGTCACGCGTGCTGGCTGGCGCCAGGTCCACGTACACGTCGCGGGCACGCTTGACCGCGTCCCACGCCTCGGCGTTGAGCGAGCCGCCGTAGATGACAGCGCGACCGGCCGAGGCAGCGTCAGCGTTGGCGCCACGGTTGGGTGTGGCCACCACCGCATCGGGACCGAAGCGGCCCGTGATGATGGCCTGAGCGGCCACAGGCGTCGTGTGCTTGCCGAGGGTGTCCCCGGCCCAGCCCTGTGCGTCCTCGGTGGTCAGCTTGTCGCGCTCAGCGAGAGCGTTGGTGACGACGGCCAGGATCTTGGCCACGGTCGGCGCGGCCACCTGGTCGCGTGCGTGGTCCATCTTCAGCCGACCGTGGACGTTGATCGAGTACGGGCACTCGACCGGCTGCACGGGCATGCCGAGGACGTGGAGCGTGGGACCGTGTGAGCCAGGCTCGTGGAGCGTGATGAGCACGGTGCGCGAGAGCGTCACGAACTTGTACGGATCCTCGGCCGAGGACACGAACAGCGGCAGTGCCGTGCGCGTGTCGAGCAGTGCGGGGCGCGGTGCGAGCACCATGCCGTTGACGGTCACGCGCTGGCTGAGGTCGAGCACGATCTCACGCAGCGCTGCGATCATCGTCGCCTGGTCCTCGCGGTTCATGCGCATCACGAACTCGTGACGCGAGCCGACATCGGTCTTGGAGCGCAGCATCGTGCGCGTGCCGTTGCGGTCGAACCGCACGCTGCCCGACATCGTGGTGATGACGCCCTCGACGCAGTAGGCGAGGAACTCTTTCTCGCCCATGTTGAAGATGCCGCGCTTGCGGTCGTCGTTGGCCTTGGTGCTCGGCGCGAACAGCGTGAACGAGTCGGCCAGGTTGACGTAGCCCACGGGGTCGTTGTCGGTGACCACCACCCGGCCGAGGCCACGCCCATCGGGCGTGATCTCGACCGTGATCTCGGTGGCGTCGGTGTCGAGTGCGTTCTGCACCATCTCGGTGATGACCTTGGCCAGGCTGCTGTTGGAGCGCAGCCCAGCGAGGTCGGTGTCCAGCCAGCCGGTCATCACGCCACCTTGCCCTTGGCAGCCTGCGCCGCCTCGATGCTGGCCTGAAGCGCCGCCATGAGGTCATCGGTGGCGGCGACCGCGATCGGTGCGGGCTTGGGCGCCCCACCGGCCTTGGCGTCCACGTAGGCCTGCACCACCGGAGCGGTGTCGTCCACGATGACCGGCGTGTCGATGCCGATGGCGTCGATCAGGGCCGTGGCCATGTCGATCTCGGCCTTGGTGTGCTTGCCCTGATCGAGGGCCAGCGGCTGGCGCACCGCGTCGGCGGTGAGGATCATGCGCAGGTCGCCGTCGCTCGTGAGGATGGCGTAGCGGGCGGGGCCGCGCATGGCCATCTTCACGAGGATCCCGACCTTGCGGGCCTTCAGGCCTGCGAACAGCAGGCTGAGCGCCTTGACGCCAGAGCGATCCGGCACGCCCTTGATGGACTTCGGACGGACCTGGTACAGGCCTTCGGTGAGGTACTGGTCGAAGTCCTTCGTAGGAACGAATGACACGATCTCGGCCACGCCCTTGGGGCTGGTGCAGGCGGCGATCTCGTCGTCGTCCAGTGCGACCCAGGTGCCGTTCGTGGCCTGCGCCATGCGAACGACATCGGTCGAGTGGATGGTGTCGCCCGTGTCCTTGCGGATCGGGCTGCGTCCGACCTCGACCGTGGTGTCCCCTGCGAAGAACTCTTTGCGAGACACGCGGGTGGCCTCAGTCGAGGTGTAGACGCTGAGCGGGATGTTGAGCATCCCGGCTGCGAGCGTGATGCTCGTCGTGGCCCTGGTGGGCGCTGCGGCTGTTGCGTACATGATGGCTTCCTTGTTGGTTCGGTTCGGTTCGGTGTCTTGTGACAGTGAGGACGTTACCGGGTGGAGCCGCTTGATAGCAACTCCACCCGGTTGAGGCCTGATCAGGCCTCGGCTGCGACCAGTTCGGACTTCAGCATCTCCACGATGGTGCGGTCGGTGATGATGGCCTGGACCACGTCGCGCTCGGACGGGTCGAACATCCCCAGCAGGGTGTACATGGCCAACTCTGGTCCCATGGCGGTGACGTTGCGCTGGATCCGCTGAAGGGCGCTCGTGCCCACGGGGGTCTGGATCTCGGACGCCTTGCGAGCGTTGCGCAGAGCCTCGCCCAGCAGGCGCACGGTCGGGGACTTGACCAGCTTGTTCTCCACGGTCGGGTCGTAGTCCCACACGAGGTGTTCGAACCGCTGCGCGAAGGCCTGGTTCATCTTGCCCATGCCGCGGTAGCCCTCGTTGTAGGTGGCGACCACCCACGTGTCCAGGCTCGTGGCCACGACCGAGGGCATGAACTGCCCGTCGCGCCACTCGGGCTTGTTGCGGTTGACGAAGGCGTGCCGGTGGTCGATGACCGGGTGGAGGCTGGACGTCACGCGCTCGCCCATGGCGTTCATCTCGTCCAGGTAGAGGATGCCGCCGCACTGGCTGGCCAACTCCACGATGCCGGGGAGCCACACCAGCGACTCGACGCCCGTGATCGGGTCGGTGTAGCTCGTGGTCTGACCGAACAGGTCGAAGTCGGTCACGCCGCTGGAGCCGCTGATCGTGAAGATGGGCATGGGCTTGGGCAGGCCGAGGGCGTCGGACCAGGCCACCGCCAGCGTCTCCACGAGGAAGGTTTTCCCGGACTGCGTGTCGCCCTTCAGGGCGATGTTGGTGGGGCGACCCTCGTTGGCGATGCGGTACGTGTCGCTGGCGAAGATGAGCAGGAACTCGATGTCCGTCATGCCGTTGGCCATGATCCGGTTGATGTAGCGCTTGACCTTGGAGCGCTGGGGGCGCAGGTGGTCGAGGCGCTCGTCCATCGGATCCTCGATCGGGTTGAGCACCCGGCCCTCGACCATCACCAGCGGGGCGACCACATCGGCCACGAGGGGCAGTGTGGTCGGCGGCGGGGGCGGGGGCAGCAGGCCGACCTCGGCAGCTTCAGCCTTGGCCTCAGCGATCAGGTTGACCAGTGCGTCGGTGACGTCGGCGGTGGGCGCCTCGTCCAGCACGAGCACGCCGCCGTTGCGGATGGCCTGCGCTTCGGGACTCTCGCCCACGAACGGGGGAACGAGCACCGGTTCGGCTTCAAGCTGGCGGGGCAGGATGTTGACGACGGTGCCGTCAGCGAAACGCACCGGCAGCTTGCGGGCATCGGGGTGCCCGTCCGGGAAGGTCTTGTTGGAGATGACGGTGACGATCTCGCCAGCGCCACGCTGGTCAGCTTTGATCCGGTAGCTGAAGCCGGGGTAGAGGTCGGAGGTGAGTGCCATGGCAGTTGATCCCTTCAGATCGGTTCGGTTGCTGGCAACTCTACACCCTTACCACGCTATGACAACGCCATACCCGATGTTTCATCGCGCACCAGGTCAAACCTCACACAGCATGACCCCAACCGCTGCGCCTCGGCCAGGCGGTTGCCAGAGCCAGGAGCGAACAGCAGGCCGCGGTCGTGGACCCACTTGGCGGCAGCGGCGCCGATCTCATCGGCAGTGTCGTAGCGGCCGAGGTCGTACTCACGGCCAGCGATGGTGACGTCGAGGTAGTAGCGATCGCGGTCGAACAGGATGGTGATGGTGGTGGGTGGTAGCTCTCTCACACCCAGTTGAAGGACGGCTCCGTCCCAATGTGTCAAGATGATCTTGTGACAGGTGGTGTGCAAGGGAACGGAACCTTTGATATGCTCGTCCCCATGACCGAACCGATGAGCAACAGCAAGCGCCGCAAGGCGATGACCGATGAGGGCCGTCTGCTCCTTCAGCGGCAGCGGGCACGCATCGCTCGCGAGCAGGCTGAACTGGGCGAGAAGTGGGCCAACGAGGCCAAGCACGCCGCCGCCGCTGGCGCCGTCCTGGCCGCGAAGAACGATCCCGTCCACAACGCCATCAGCCGGGGCATCGTGCGCCGGGTCGCTGGCGTGCTGGCCTCGGAGAAGGTCACCCCCGGCATTGAGGTGCGCCCCGTGGACCTCGATGAGGGCGAGACGATGCGGGCCTACACCGACTTCCGCACGATCACGGTGAACTACACGCCGCACAGCGACAAGCGCCTGCTGGCCGCGACGATGCGTGGCCTGATGTACCACGAGGGTGGCCACATCCGCTGGAGCACCCCGTACGACACGCTCGTGCAGATGGTGGTCGATGCTGAGTCGCTGCGCGCCGCCGTCGCTGGCGAGCGCCCCCGGCCGATCTACGTTCCGGGCCACGACGTCATGCAGCACCAGCGGGTGTGGAACGCCCTGGAGGACCAGCGCATGGAAACGGCCGTCGTCAGCGACAGCCCGCGCAAGGCTGCGTACTTCACGCCGCTCGTGATGACCGAGATCATCCAGACCCCGGAGCGCGCCGCCGCCAACTACCCGCTGCTGGTGTGGCGCCGGTACCTGCCCCGCAACATCCGCCGCGGCGCTCGTGCGGCCTTCGTGGCCCTGGTCGATGCCAAGGGCAACGATGGCGAGGCGCTGGCCAAGGCCTTCGAAGCTGCCACCACCAAGTACGTGTTGGCCACCGACCACCTGACCATGTGGGAGGCCGTGTGCGAGGCCGTGGCGCTCTACGCAGAGCAGCCGCCGCAGGCCTCCCTGGGCGACCAGGCGATGGGCCACCAGAGCCAGAAGAACTCTCCCGCCGAGCAGGCCAAGGCCAAGGCGGGCGAGAAGCTGGAGATCCCGGTCGATCCCTCGATGATCGATGAGGACGACGAGGGCGACGAGGCCGAGGACGACGACACGATCGAGGACGACGATCACGCCGAGGACTTTGACAACGACGACACCTACCCCAGCGTGGATGACGATGAGGCCGATGACGACAGCGACGACGAGGCCGAGGGCCAGGGCGCTGCGCAAGCCGAGGGCGACGACACCGAGGGCGACGACGAGGGCGACGCTGACAGCGGCGACGACATCGGTGAGAGCACCGAGGACGAGGCCGAGGACGACAGCGACGAGGTTGGCGAGGGCGCTGGCGGCGATGCGGGCAACCACGAGGGCGACGACGAGCCGCTGACCCAGGACGAGATCGACCAGGCCAAGGCTGAGGCCGACGACAAGTGGCTGAACGATGCGGCCGTCGAGGAAGACCTGAAGGCCTACGAGGATGCGCTCAACACGGGCGCCTCGCAGTTGCCGGTGTACATCGGCGGCGTGAGCAACGACCTGGCGGCGGCTTCCAAGGCCGAGATCCTGGCCAACCAGATCGAGCAGGCGTTCCAGGCGGCGACCATGGACCGTGAGCCTGCGTGGATCGAACAGCAGCGCCGGGGGATCATCAACGTCAACCGCTACGCCACGCGCCAGGCGGGCGACGTCGAGTACTTCCGCAACTGGGTCGAGGACGATCAGCCTGGCTACAACCTGGCCGTGTCGGTCCTGCTGGACTACAGCGGGTCGATGGGGTCGCACATGGTCGAACTGGCCCAGTGCGGCTACGCCGTGAAGCTGGCCTGCTCCAACCTCGGGATCCCCTGCACCGTCACGCTGTGGGACTCCAAGGCGGCGACGTTGTGGGACGCCAACGAGGAACCGCGTGGCCTGCCGATCATCCGCTCAGCCGGATCGACCAACCCGTCACAGGCGCTGGCCGACCTGGAGAACCAGCGGTACGAGCGGGAGAACCACCTCGTGCTGGTGATGACCGATGGCATCTGGGACGACGAGTGGAACCAGCGCAAGAACCGCGGCCGTCCGGTGCCCTCCAACCGCACGGTGGCGTTCTACGCCGGTCAGGGCCGCACGTTCATCGGCTTCGGCTACGACACGAGCACCTACGCGGCCCAGCAGTACGCCAAGAACCTGAACGGCTACGGCATCCGCGAGAGCTACGGGATCACCGACCTCATGGCGATCCCCAAGCGCCTCCAGGAGGCGCTGATCCGCCTGGCGTGAGCCGGGTGGGGGAGCGGGGGCGCCGGGGGGGCGCTCCCGCTCCAGACGTTCCAACGACTGTGACAAGACAACCGAGGGAGAGATCAGTGAGTCTCATCGTGGCCGGGATCATCGGCATCAGTGGCGGCGCTTTCATCGGCCTGGCGTGGGAGCGCCTGCGAGGGCGCGACCCGCTGACACCGAAGCCGCACGCCATCACCGACGCCCAACTGGCCAAGATGCACGTGATCAAGGACGAGTGGTTTCGACCCGACGTCTACATCCGAGGAGAGCGCCGCGATGGGGAATGATGAGCGGGTGCCCAAGCACCCCATCAGCCTGCTCCCCGATGAGGTCGAGAGGCTGCGGCAAAGCCTGGTATGGCTGATCGAGACTCAGGTCGGGGATCCCGTCGTGCCCTGTGGCTCGTGCGGCCACGACATCTACGACCACGCTGACGACGGCACCGAGATCGAGAACACGGGCACCGAAGGCCCGTGCCACTTCCCTCGTGGGCGGTTCGTGCGCTACGCGGACAACACGAGCGAGCCAGCGCCCAACATCGTGCTGTGCCGCTGCGGGAAGTTCGTCTAGCCCCTGAAGCCTCGGCCGCTGCGGTAGCGCGCCTGGCCTCCAACCGTGGCCCTCACGCCCTCGCGTGAGGTGTCCATCGGGGGATGCCAGCCACCGGCCTGGACGTTGCCGCTCCAGTTGCCGCCACCCGCCGCAGGGCGCGGTGCTCGCGGCTCGGGGGCGTCGTAGCTGATCGTGCTGCCACCGCCCTTGTACGTCGTGCGATCGATGACACGCGAGCCTGCGGGCATCGGGCTGGGAGCGGACGGCTGAGTCGCGATCGGCTTCAGCGGCTTGGGCACGGGCAGCGGCCTGGCCGAGGACAGCGGGCCGTTGGGCTGCGATACACCTGGGCCTCCACTCACATACCCAGGTTTGGGCGCTGCGACGGTGGGTGACTTGGGTATGGGCTTGGGCGTGGCGGGCGCCTTCACAGGCGGCTTGTAGCCAGGCTGGCCCTGTGGACCCTTGCCTGGGACCGGCGTGCCTGGCTTCACGTAGCCAGGCTGGCCTGGCTTGATCAGCCCCGGCTGGTTGGGCGCTGCGACTCCGCTACCGGTGCCGACCGGCTTGGCACCCCCAGGTGGGTGGACGTACTTCTTCGCCCCGTAGTCCCACACGGCGCCACTCGACCCGACCTGATAGGTCAGCTTGTTGCCCTTGGCGTCGGTCGTGAGCGTGTCGCCTGCTCGGTTCGTGACGCTCTTGTTGGTCGTGGGGCTGGCGAGGGTGGGGTTGCGGGTGGCCGAGGGCGTGGTGAGTGGCTTGGTCGTGGCGGCGACCTTGGAGGCCGTCGCCGCCTTGGCCGGGGTCAGCGGCTTCAGCGGGGCAGGCTTGGCCGAGGCCTTGGGCACCGGCTTGGGCGCTGGCTGAGCGACGGTGGGGGAGACGCCTGGCTTCACGGCTGCCAGCGGCTTGTTGGTGGTCGGCTTCACGGCCGCTGGATGGCTCCAAGCTGCCGACGCCTCGACCGTGTCGCGGTAGGGCGTGTCGGCCTCGTTGGGAGCGAGCGTGCGCGGCTGGCCGACTCGACCACCACCCCAGGCGTTGCTGCTACCGCCGCCGCCGCCGCTGCCGGTCGAGGTGCCGCCACCGCCGCCGCTGGACGGAGTGGTCTTGGTGATCTTGCCCGCCGTGGTCTTGGTGCCAGGCCACAGGCCGCTCCACCACGAGGGCTGAGCGGTCTTCTTGGTGTAGGACGATCCCCAGCTACCGCTGCTGCCCCCACCACCACCGCTTCCAACACCGGTCTTCGGGATCGGCGTTGCTGTCTTCTTCTTGCTGTAGCTGCCACCGTCCGCTGTGTAGGTCTTGTTCGTGGCCATGTTCCAAGCGCCTCCTAGCGGTGCTGTGTCGCCTGCGTGCTGTGCCGAGAGGGTCGGCCGATCTTGCCCGCCTGACGCCAGCGGGGACGTTGGTCAGCACCTGGGGTGGGCATGCACATCGCCGCTTGGCCCGATCCCTTCACGAGGTGAGCGCCCTTCTCCTTGGGATCGCAGATCGATCCGCCGCGCACCATGTTGAGCGGTTGGACCTTGCGCTTGGGGTCATTGGCGCGGTCAGGCGGGGTGCCAGCCATATCGGCATCCAAAGGTAGCACTCGGATGTGTTCCAAGGTTTGGTTCCAAGGGCATCTTGTCATAAGACGGTGCTATGCTGTGTGTACCGAACCGAACCGACAAAGGACCGATCATGGACAAGCCAGTCAGCCAGATGACACCCAACGAGCACGTGCGCCACATGCAAGAGCAGCGCATCCTCGACAACATCGAGCGCCAGCAGCGCTTCCAAGCGGTTCCCTACCAGGGATCGCAGCAGCCGTACTCATCCTCGGGGATCGCACCTCGATCGAACGGGCAGCCGTACTTCACGCCAGGCGGCTTCCACGACGCCAAGGAAGGCGTGCTGGCGGCGGTCTTCGCCCCGGTCATGTACGCCTGCTTCATGGCCGCAGGGCGCCAGGGCGCCTCGTACGGCAAGGCCTTCGCTCACGCCATGAGCATGGTCATGCTGTGGAAGACGTGGGCCTTCACGATCCTCTACTGGTTCGTCAGCGGCGCCTGCATCTGGTTCTGGATGGGCGCCGAGGCCAACCAGGGCGACCCGGCAACGCACTTCACCACGGGCAAGGACGTCAGCTTCCAGGCCCACCTGCTCGTGCTCCACGCATTGCTCTTGCTGCCCGCCATCCTGCTGCCCTACTGTCACCACGTCGATAGCTCGTTCTTCAAGCAGCGGGCGGTCTACACCATCCTGAAGCCGATCCACATGGTGACCTCATGGATCCCATGGTTCGTGTTGCAGAGCCTGGTGCTGTTGCCGCTGCTGTTCATCATCCAGTACAGGTGGTGATGAGTCCTGGCTATGCTGACACAACAAGGGAGTTGTGATACATGGCTGAGAGACTCAAAGAGTTCGACTTCAAGTCGGCGTCCAAGCTGACCACGGCACCCAAGGGTGAGTACCCCTGGGACGAGTGGTTCAGCGGAGACATCTGGCTGCTGACCGAGGGAGTGGACTTCCAGGGGCATCCGTTGATGATGGAGCGCGTGATCCGCACGAGCGCCACCAACCGCAAGGCCAAGGTGAACATGCGCCACATCGCCATGAACGGCGAGCCGTGGGGACAGATCGTCCTTCAGCGCAACGACATCATCGGGCCGATGGCGGCGAAGAAAGCCGAGCGCTCTGCCGCTCGTGCCGCCAAGAGGGCGCCCAAGGCGGCTCCCGCCAAGGCCAAGGTCAACGGGGCTGCGGTGAAGCGCCCGTCGAAGCGGCCTGCTCGCGCAAGTGCGTGAGACAGCCGTCGCGCCACTCGACCGCTTCCTCCATCGTGGCGAACGTGCCTGAGTAGTAGCGCTCGCCCTTGACCTGTAGCTGGACGAACCAGGCGTTGCCCCACGACGTCCTGTAGACGCTGCGCGGGTGGGGATATCGCTGTGACGAACGGGGATAACTCGTATCCCCGCTGTCTGCCTCGCTGCTGGCAGCTTCAGAGGACACCGATCAGGTGCCCGTTGTCGGCCACGTCGTCCAGTAGACGACGTGGGCGTTGCCACTCACCGGCCAGCGCGTCCAGTAGACGACGTGAGCGCTACCGCTGCTCACTCGTCCTCGGTCATCTCAGCGATGATCTCGTCGGAGGTCACGGGCGTCTCCAACATCGTGGCGTTCTGGCCCACCTGAGCGCCGAACAGCCTGCTCAGCACACCCATACCCGCCTTTGCGTCCCCCTTGGAGTCCACGGTGATCTTCAGGGAGTCGCGACTGTCCTCGATGTTGCGCCAGCGCTCCACCATCGAGAACAGGCGGTCCATCTCCTTGCCCAACTCGGGGGAGTGCTCGCCCTGGACCTCTTCCCCGAAGCGGCCCATCAGGATGCGCTGGGTCTGGATCTCGGTGATGGCCCGGAGCACGCCCACAAGCTGGGTCTTGGTCTTGATCTCGACCGGGATCTGGTAGCTGCACGGGCTGTTCGGAGTGAACATCGGGCAGCCGATGGCGAGGGTGCAGGTGTTGCACTGGCGCAGGCTCTCGGGGGTCACCGAGATCACCGGCAGGGTGATGTCCACCTCGTTGCCGTCCTCGTCGGTGCGGGTCTCCGAGGCGCTGCTGGTGCCCATCACTGGCAGCAGGTGGTGCCGGGTTAGAGGGGTCGGTCTGGCAACTCCTGGATTGATCGGGACCACATTGTGGGGCATCGAGGTCGGACGATTGGCAACTTCAGAATCGCTGGCCGGAACGACCGCAGTTGACAGTCCGCGCACCAGGTGGCGCTCCAGGGCGAGCCACGAGAAGACGGCCAGACGGAGCAACTCGTCCATGTCGTCGTCCAGGATCTTGGCCACGTCCACGCCGAGGGCGTCGATCGAGGAGGCGTACTTCTCCCGCTTGATGCGCTTGTCGTCGGCGTTCAGGCGCAGCAGCCGGTTGGCAGCCCATACCTGGGTTTCGCCGTACTTCTGCACGTTCCACCAAGCACTCGATACCAACGTATCGAACCGCTCTATGCCCTTGGAACGGCCGGTGATCGCCGCCAACTGGCCGAGCTTGTTGATCGAGGCCCGAGCTTGACGCACCGCCACGGGGTTGTCCACCACCGCATCGGGCAGGGTCACGCCGTCGTAGTTCTCGGTGTAGTCACGCAGGATCGTGGGATCGACAGCGTCCCAAACCGGCAGGAAGAGCAGGTCGGTGTTGGCCAGCCAGGTGCCCTCGTACCAAGTGATCGGGCCGGTGACTATCTCGGGCTGCACTTCAGCGCCCTGGAGCACCTCCAGAGCCGGGTCAGCAGGGACTTGGGGGCTATCGGCATAGAGCACCCATTCCATGTTGGACAGGCGCTTGGACGAGGCCCACTTGCCGAGATTCTCGGAGTTGTTAGTAGCCCGCACGAGGTTGTGCGTGTTGACGGCTATCCGCTCAACTCCGCACTCCTTCAGGATCGACAGATGGCTGGATACCTCGGCTCCTGCGAAGTAAAGCTGCACTCAGGCGCCCGTCCCCGTCGCGCTCCCGCCCCACATCGGCCCGGACGGACTCTCGTCCTGCATGGAGTACGCCGACAGCATCGAGATGGCCTCGTTCCCCTGCGCCCGCCGTTGCCGCGCCCGCTCGTTGCGCTTGTCCATCTTCGCCCGCTGCTCGGGGGAGATCACCCGTTCTGTCTTGGCCGCAGCCTCTGGCTCCATGGTCGGCGTCGGTGTCGTTGGCTCCACAGTGGTGGCCTCTTCCTCGGCAGGCTCGTTGCGCCACGAGCGCATGCCCTCGATCTTCGCTGCTGAGTCAGCCTTGGCTGTCTGATCGTTCATCGCCCGTCCCAGTGCTCGTCGCTTGCGCCCGTCATCGACCCTGCCCTTGATCCTCTTCACGACGGCGTGGGAGTAGGGGTCGAGGCCCGAACCGTGACGATCGACGTCGATCATCTGGTGGTTGCGCCAGTCCTCACCCAGGCGCCCACCAGCCCCACCACCCATCCACTCGGCACGACGGTCGGAGACAGCGCCGCGCAGCGGCCCGCCCGTGTACTCCTTCTCCCAGAACGAGCGCTGCGTATTGCGCAGCCGGGACGTGGTGTCCTTGGGATCGACCTGACGTACGCCGACTCGTGACTGGTACCAGCGTTCGGCAGCTTCCTCATCGAAGGCCATCAGCGCCTCCCTGCTGTCTCGTAGATGCTCTGCGGGTCATAGATGCCCCGCTGGAACTGGTCCAGGCGCCCAACGCGGAAGTCGGACTCGACGTACTGCTCCTCGCTGGTGCCGAGGCGCTGAGGCCGAGAGGCGCCAGAGGGGAATGCGGGCATCGAGCCGGTCGGGGCATAGTTGACGAAGCCGCCCTCGCCATACGTGGGTACGGGCGCCTTGGGCTTCTTCTCCTCGGTCTTGTTCTCGCCCAACTCGTCGCTGATCTTCTTGGCGCCTCGGAGCGTGCGGTACCCGGCCCGCAGCGCCTCGATGTCAGCGCCGGTCATCCCGGCCTTCTTGGCTGCCCAAGCCTGGGGGTTCTTCTCGATCTGGTACAGGTTCTCACCGGCCCGACCGGCCGTGCCGACAGCGTTGACGTGGCCGATGTTGGCTTGGCCGCGATGGACGGCGTAGGCACTCTGAGCGAACCGGCCACCGGCCTGGCCCGCTGTCACCGAGGGGGCGAACTTGCTGCCACGGATGACGTCACCGACCATCTCCCGAGCGAGGCCGGGGGCGTTGCCTTCGAACGATGCCGCCAGGCTGGCGCGTCCACGAGCGACGTAGCCCAACTCGTTGCCGGTGATCGCCTGGCGCGCCCGAGCGAACTGGCGAGGCATGAACTCGGCCACGTCGGTGACCTTCTCAGCAGTGCGCCCGATCAGGCTCGTGGCCTCGCTGACGGCCTCGCCAGCGCGCACACCCGACAGTGCCGCACGTTCGGCACGAGCGGCCTTCCAGGCCGTCTCAGAGGCCGCCATGGCCGCTCCAGCGGCCCGTGCGCCCCGTGAGAGCGCCCCGACCTCCTCGATGCCCTTGGCGGCTCTGACGGCACCGATACCGGCCCGTGCGCCCTCCCCGAGCTTGGCGATCCAGGCTGCCCCGGCACCGCCGCCCGTGAGTGTGGTGGCTGCGAGCAGACCGAGGTTGATGGCCAGGTTCTTGGGGTCGAGCAGTTCCTCCTTGACGATGTGGCGTCCGACTTCGAAGGCCATGTCCCAGGACTGACCGGGGTGCTGGGCGATGAAGCTCCCGGCCGCTCCGATGCCGTGCTGGATGTCGTCCCAGTGGTGCGGATCGAGCGCCCACCCGGCGCCCTGGGCAACGGTGCCGACCGTGTTGCCGACTGCCTCCACGCCGTGGACGAGGCCGGTGGCGGCGCTTCCAACGCCATGCACAGCAGCCCCAGCGAGGTCTTCGATGTCCTCGGGTACGAGGGCATCACCGATGCCTCCAAGAAAGTCACCTAGACCCATGGTTCAGTCCTTCCAGGGAACGCTGTCGTCAATGGTACTCACAACGTCAGACCAGGCCCGAGGTGCCGCTACTTCCCTCCAGCCAGGCGGCATAGCCGGGTATGACAGAGCCATAGTTGTGACCCCCATCGCCCTCACCTCGTCGCATACGTAGCCGTTGGTGTCGATGTAGGCGAAGACCTCCCAGCCATCGGCAAGGAAGCCGCGCATCTGATCGACACGCCAGTGATCCCAGGTATGGAGATTGTCGGGGTATGACAAGACCGAGGACCAGCCGTTGAAGTGCTCCCGCTTCAACCACCACTTGGCGATCTCGGGGTCGGCCCTCGTCAGGGCGATCATGTTGTTGGTCAGGTGGAGGCCGTCGTAGAGCGCCTTGGCGATCTTGGTCGGCTGGGCGTTCCGTAGGTCGTCGCCTCGGGCGAGCACGCCTTCGACAACGACGACGGCGATCATGTCGGCACGACTGGCTTCCACGCCTGGAGGGCTTCATCCCATTCCACGAGCGTGTCATCGAGCGGCTTCCACGTCTTGGTGGCGTCGTCCCACTCCATCGGCATGTTGCCCCCGCCGTCACCGGAGTACCACACGCCGTCGCGGGTGTTGAAGCGCAGCACGTTGTCATACAGCGGTACGCGCACACCGGCACAAGCAGCGTCGATCGCCGGTCGGGCAGCGGGGATGACGACTCCGGTGATCTGAGCGCTGAAGGTGTCAGGCGCCCACGGTCCCGCCAATCCCTGGTTGTCGGCGTTGGGGAACTGCCAGGTGGTTCCAAAGGGCAGCCCGGTGATCGGGCGCACCTTGGAGAGCAGGTTGCGCTGCTTCCAACCGAGGTCGTTGTCAGCGGTGAGCGCAGGGACGCCGGTCGCCGGGGGCACGATGTCCTGGAGGTTCCAGTGGGCGTAGCCGTAGCTGACCACCTGGATCTTGACGCCAGCGGTGGCCGTCGAAGGTTGATCGATGGTTGACCAGTCGAAGCTGGCGTTGCGCAGCGCCGACACCTTGACGAGTCGCACCAGACCCTGGGTCGGGATGTAGTACGGCACAGAGCACGCCGTGGTGCATTGCGGCCCGCCTGCTGGCTGGTTGGGCCTCCAGTCGTACGAGACGTTCTGGGTGTCACCGTGACGCACGAAGGCGAAGAAGGGGACGGTGATCCGGTCCTTGCCCGCATCGATCGCCGTGCGGATCTCACGGGCCACGAAGCTGCGGAACATGTCGAAGTCGAAGTCCGGGGGCAGCGGCGCCCTGTTGTCAACGCTCAGGCCTTCGTGGGCATCGACCCACAGCACCCAGTCGTTGTTGTCGAACACGAGGGCGTCCTCGTTGTCGCGAGCGAACTGCTCGGCGTCAGCGAACTGGCGCTTGCGGAAGCCAACGTGGTCATCGAAGTAGGAGCGACCGGTGTTCGTCTTGTAGTTGACGAAGGGGAACGACTTGGTCCAGTCGATGATCCAGTAGCGAGGGTCGCCGTAGTTGACGTCGGTGATGAACACGTCGTCAGCGAACCACTGGGTCCAGCGCACGCTCTTGCCGATGTCGAACTCCAGGTCACCGAACTGAGCGCCGACGAGGGCGTGGATCACGGCCTCCTGGGTGGCCGTCAGGGCCGGTGGCTGCGTGGTCGAGCCGGTGCCGATCGGGAGGAAGTACTCGCTGGTCGAGGGGTAGGGCAGGTTGACCGTGCCGGGGAGGACACGGAAGTTGGAGAACGAGACGCTGACCGACGAGATCGTGTTGAACTGTTCGAAGAAGATGTCACCGAAGGTCGGCGCCGCCGCCATCGTCACCGTCTCTTCCAAGGCCGTGTATGCCGTGCCGTCGCGGCTGTAGTAGCCGGTGACCAGCTTGGTGGCGGCGGTGTACATGAGCACCAAGGTGAGCGGGGCGACCGGCAGGTCCACGCTGATGCTGTTGAGCGGTTCGTCAGCGAGGTACTCACCGAGATAGAGCCGCACCGTCTCGGAGCCGTTGCGCAGCCGCAGTCCGTAGACGCCTGAGGTCGGTATGCCCTCGGCGGTCGCTATGACAGCGGCGTCACCGGCCGAGATCGCCTTGCTGGCGGTGATCGTGCCCGGTGGTGGATCGGGCGAGGTGTAGACGAGATCCCAGACGTCGGTGAGCGGGTAGAAGTTGGCGCTCACTTGTACATGCCCTTGCGTCGTCGGATCTCCGGGATGACGTAGGCCTGCTGGTAGGGACACTGCCAGCAGAGGTACTGACGAAGCTCCAGGGGCACCTTGTGGACCTTGCCGTCATCGTCGCGGTAGCTGGACTTCCCGATCATCTTGGAGTCGTCCATGTAGTCGGGGCAACCGGTGTCGGTGGTGGGATTGCCGTGGGCGTTGTAGCAAGCGATGGCGCCCTCGCGGTAGGTGTCCCGGTCCTCGTACCATTCGTCAGTTGCCTCCTGTAGCTCCTTGCGGATCTTGGTCACGACATCAACGGAGTCCCAGGTCTTCTGATCGATGCCGTAGACCTGGATCTGGCCATGCACGGCGGCGTTGTCATCGAGGCCGTGCTGGTGCTTGGTGATGAAGTCCTCCAGCATCGGGTCGTAGGCCGGGACCATCACGGCGTAGCCCTTGTCGTCGGTGTAGGTGTACTCCTCGCCCGACTCCCATTGCAGGCGCGCTGGGACCATCGGCGTCTTCGGTGGGACGTCGGGGAACCGCTGGAGGACGTGACAGACGTGGCAGGTGGCGAGGCGTGGCATCAGAACAGCGTGCCCTGCTCAGGCTCCGGTTCCGCCTCACGCTTGCGCTTGCGACCGCTGAAGACACGCTGGACGGCGCGGCTCATCTGGTCGGGGGAGAACTTGTCGAGGGCGCTGACCCGCTGGCCGCGCTCGTTGTAGCGAGGACTCGACCACTGACCCATGTAGGCGCCCTCGTACGCCCCGCTCAGGCTCTGTCGCGCCTCGTTCTCGGCTCCGACCATCACCCCGGCGTTGGCGTTCATGTTGGGGTTGTCCGGGTGCGGCTTGATCAGCCCCCGCCGAACGGCGGCGCGGGACATCCGAGCACCCTGTGCTGTCAGGGTGCTATCAGCCACCGGGGTCAGTCCGTGCTCCTCCGACAGCGCCGCTATGAGGAGGTGGGGCGCCGCCATGCGCCGACCGGCGCCGGTCGCCAGCGCCCACGACACCTTGGACGGCTCGTGACGGATCGGGAGTTGGGTCTGACCGGTCACGTCGGTGAACACCGTGTCCGGGTTGTCCTCCTCGGGGCGCACGAAGGACCGTGGCCTGGTGAGCGATACCTGGGCTATGACGTCCCTCTTGTCATAGTCAACGGCGAAGGCGTGGAACGTCTTGCTGTGCGTCACGTGTTCGAACTGGACACCCATGTGGCCGGTCATCGCGGCCTCGCGTAGACGTTCTTCTGGCGCTTCATCTCGCCCTGCTTGTCGGTGTAGTGACCGGTGGTGCAGGTGAACTCACCGCTCTCACTACGCCGGAAGTTCTTGCGGTTGGCCGAGGTATAGCCGCACTCGGCGCATACATGGGTTTCCGCCTCGACTCCCAGCCCGTAGCTGAAAGCGTCGAGGCGCCGCTTGGCGGTCATGGCTCAGTAGCGCTCTTCGCCCAATCCCTCGGCACCGCGCCGCTCCCTGGGCAGCGGCAGGCGACGCAGGTGCGCCTCGGTGAACGGGGGATCCTCGTGCTCCTCGGCCTGGGTGTAGCTCGGCCAGTCCATGCGGTTGAGGGGCGGGTTCTCGATGTTGCCCCGATTGGGGCACAACTGGATGTACGTGCTGTCGATCTGACCCTGGGTGAAGTCAGCGATCATGCTGCGACTGTCATTGACGGCCATTGTGTTACCTCGGACGTTCTGCCTGGAGATGGCCTTTCGGACGCTCGGATGGGTGTCCGGTCCAAACCTTACGCGGTGTCTCCTCACCCTCCAGGCGGATGGTGGGGGTATGGCCCTTCTGGCGTGTCTGCTTCATGCCGGGAGTCATCTTGACTGTGAACTGATCAGGGTTGAGCACGAGCGCCCCCTACCCGGCCATGTTGGGTGAGGCGTTGAAGCCTCGGAGGGTGCCCGACCACATGTCCTCGATCTGGTCCACGCGGCGGGGCTGGAGCGGGGTGCCGGATACCCAGCTACGGATCTGCGGTGACCACCGGTCGGTGTCAAGAACGTCCTCGATGGTCAGGGGGACGTCGTTGTAGCCCATGGTGGGCGGGAACAGTTGCTGAGGCACTACGGGACGGGTCTGGCGGATCACGTCGGCTGGTACCGACATCAACCGCAGCGCCTCGGAGACGACGTACTCGTTCTTCGTCGTGAACGGGCGCGGCTGCCAGGGGTTCTGGCGGGTGCCGTCGTCGTAGACCTGGACCCCGCCAGGTGAGTGGCCGGATGCCGGGTCGAAGACCTCTCTATCAACTCGGATGGCCACTCACGCCTGCGGTTCAGATCAGGGCGACCGGTAGTCCTGTACCGGCTGGGGCTGGGTGCCGTCGCCCTCGGAGATCGGCTCGGCCGGGGGACCGGTGGGGGAGACAGCGTTGCCCATCTCCTTGGCCAACCGCTCCTGGACTAGCGCCGGGGACTCCACTTCCTCCTCGTCCTCGTCAACCTCTTCGACATCATCGATGTCCTTGTCGTCGGCCTCGGCCATGGTGGCTCCTTATCTCAGGTATGCAGGGTCGTTAGCACGGTATCACTCAGGCTCTAAGCGCCTGGGCTGTTGCTCCACCTCGGTCGTTGGTCGCTGGAGCCGCCAGTTGAAGACGTTCTCGATGGGGAGTACCCCCACCATCACCATCCCGACAGCGAGTTGGCCGAGGCGCTCCTCCGGGTTGACGAGAGCGTTGCCGATCACCCAACAGCCGAGGCCGAAGACAACGAAGCGACGAACGAACGTGAAGACAACCTCGATGATCGTCGTCAGCCGTTGAGCAGGCTCGTCCACGTCTTCTGCCCGCACTGGCCGTCAGCAGTCAGACCCTTGGACGACTGGAAGGACTTCAACGCCGACTCGGTACCACTACCGAACACACCGTCGAAGTTGGCCCGGTTGGAGGGGTCCATCTTCCCGTTGGCCGAGAGCATGCGCTGCATGCGCTGCACATCCATGCCCGTGCTGCCCTTGACGAGGTTGGGGATGCCGTTGCCAGCCTCCATGAACCAGTCCCAGCAGTCGCGATCGCACACGCCGTCCTGGGTGGCTCCCTTCGTGGCGAGGAAGCGGTTGAGCGCACCCTCGGTACCCGAGCCGAAGATGCCGTCGAAGTTCCCCATGTTGTTCGGGTCCATCTGGCCCGACAGGGCGAGGAAGTGCTGACAGCGCTTGACCGGCACGCCCTGGTTGCCCTTCTTCAGCACGGGCATCTTGTTCATCAGGTCAGTGACCCAGTTGGTGGTCGGCGGCGGCGTCGTAGTCGGCGGCGGCGTCGTGGTGGGAGGGGGTGTCGTGGTGGGAGGCGCTCCTGGGATCACCCACTTCGTCGGCGGCTTCGACCCTTCCTTGATCCACTGACTGACGCTGTGCGGGAACTCGGTGAACTGGAAGTGCCACACCTCGCCGCCCCACGTGGCCTGCTCCAACCCGTACGCCTCGCAGTTGGCAGCCGCCCACTTCAGGTCACCGACCGCATCGACCGCAGCGGACCAGCCCTGGACGATGTTCTCGTGGAACGAGCGCAGCGGCGGCGCAGCGTGGGCCGCGCCCTTCTTCAACTGGTAGCGCTTGCCTTGGTAGATGCAGCAGCCCCCCGAGGTCACGACGTAGTGACGGTCGAGGAACACCGCCTGCTGCTGGGCCGTGGAGCGACCGGCCCCACCGATGCCGAGCTTGCCCTCGGAGGCGATCATCAACGCCTTCCAGCGATTCTTGTACTCGGGGTGGAGCATCTTCACCGAGGCGCGGGCGAAGACCTCTTCGATGGTCTTCTGTGTTGGCGGGCTGTTGTATCCGTCTGGATAGGTCGTTGCCACTGTCGTCTCCTTGTTCCAGGTGGTGAACCAGTTACCGAGGACAGCGGGGTCACCCCGGTAGGCGTTCATGTCGAGTTGCTTGTTGCCCCAGGTGACCTGGCAGGAGAACTGCAAGAGCACCGGGGTCAAACCCCCGTATGCCCTCCAATCAGCGCTGGCGTCGCCACCTCGGGCGGCGTACACCGAGGTCATGGAGCCGGTGGGCCAGGGCTTGGCTCCGTACTCCGCCGCAACGAGGTCGAAGCCCGCCCCCGCCATCGTGGGGCTGCCCTGCGCTGACCAGTACCAGTCGGGTGCGTAGAGCAGTGCCACCTTGTGGCCGAGGTTGCGGATGGCGTTGGCGACAGCGGTCACGTCGGACCACGCTGGCTCCTGCGGCCCGCCATCGGGGTGGCAGTTGTCGTTGGTGTCCGACTCCCAGTCGATCATGCAGTTGATCTTGGAGTCGTTGCCGACTGCCTTGTGGAAGGTTTCGGCCTGGGCCGAGGCCGGGTGCGTCTTCGTGGGGTAGACGTAGTGGTAGGCAACGACCGGGACGTTGTGTTGACGGCACCAGTTGATAGGACCGACCGCGGTCAGGTCCACCATCTGACCGATGGAGGCGCGACAGATCCCGAACCCGATGCCGTGCGGATCAGGAGGGACCAGCCCCTGCTGATACTGCGAGACATCGGGGCCGAAGAGCGTCATCAGGCCTCGTCGGGTTCCTCGGGGTCGTAGGGATCCGTCACGTTCTCGTCAGAGGTCTCGCCCTCATCAATGGTCTCGTTGTCGTCGTCCTCTGGCTCCTGGTCGGGGTAGCCCGTGGCGCTCATCAGAAACTCCCTTGGTTGTAGGTGCCGTACGAATCGATGTCACGAGCGTGGGACGCTCGCGGACCGGGGAAGGGACCGACGCCAGCGCGTGTACGCCAGTCGTGGGGGAAGGGGAAGGGCTGCTGGAGGCCGCTGATGTTGGTGGGCGTCGGGCGCCCACCCATCCCCAACATGTGGGTGGCGTGCGTCACCTGGAAGTGGCCGGTCGGATCCTGGGCGGGTCGATGGGCCTGCACTCGATACGTCATGTCGATACCTCTCTATGCCGGGAGTCGGCGGAACTCCTCCTGCTGGCGCAGGTTCTTGATCATGGGGGACGTCGGTGCGGGGATGCCCTGGCCGTACTTGGTGCGGTACTGGAGGTTGCGCACGACGCGCTTCTCCGGTTCCGCCGCCCAGTTGCGGGGCATCACGCGGTGACGCTTGGGGTGGAGTGGGATCACGTCAGGCCCATACCGGGGCGAGTCATCGGGCGCGCCCGAGGCTGTGCCATCGAAGGCTGGGCTGGACGCATGGCGAACTTGCCGCCACCCATCACCGGGCCGAGAGCACTACCCGGCGAGCCGCCGTTGCGCGGCGGTGGAATCATGCCTCCGGGCTGACCGATGCCACCCTGGCCGACACGCGGCGTCTGCTTCCCCAAGCCACCGCCGAACGTGCCGCCCACGGTCGGCATGGGCAACGGCTTGGTCTGCTTGGACGGCATCGAGGACACGAAACCTGGCATGGGACTACCTCCCTGGATAGGGCACTGTCATACCTGGGTTTGATCGTAGACCAGAGGCCCATGGTGGAGCTTGCTTCCTCAACACAGGGACGCGATCAGGGTTGCCTGCTTGGGCTGGCCCACCCCCGGTTGCATACCTGGACCCAATGGGGACACTACGCGGACCCACCACTTGTCTGTCGGTGGGGTAACGCTCGTCAGGGAGGAACTCACCCATCCCTGGCGGGGAGAACTTCATGCCTTGGGACTGTGCTTGCAGGCCCGACCACAAGTTGAACTCGGGGGGCCAGAAGTAGTCCCGGTTGTCGATGCGCTCGCCCTTGTGGACGCCCCTCGTGTACGGACGGTTCTGGGTGCGCTGCTTCAGGCCATCCATCAACCGGTCGCCACGCCGGGAGGGAATGGTTCCAAGGTACCCGTCTGGGTACTGCGCCTCGGGCGTGCGCCGCCAGTACATGCGCAGGTTGTCGAGGTAATCGTGACCTCGGGGCTGTGGCCCGAACGTCTCGGCCACCCTGAACGGAGCATCGATCGACCCTGGGTAGTCCCTCGTTTGCCAGGAGTTGAACGACTGCTGCGCCATCACTACGAGGTTACGTCAGTAGGTACCTCGGGGTGGGGAACCTCTCCGTTGGACAGTGCCCTCATCTGTTGGGCGTCACCCTGAAGTTCTTGCACGATCGCCAGCAACTCCAGGTTCTCCCCGAGCAAGGCGGTGATGCGCTGGTTCATCTGCTCCTTGACGAACTGGCTCCGCTTGATGATGCGGATGAGTTCTTCCTTGCTGAAGTCCTCCAACGACTGCTGCTGTGGTTGCTGCTGCTGCGTGTCACTCATGGTTGCTCCTGGTTGATGGCCTGAACGGCTGCGAGAATCTGTTCGTCGGTGATCACGGCGGGGTCGTTGCCGGGGCGCTCGACGTTGTTGGCGAGGGCGTAGCTGTAGGCGTCAGCGAAGCCAGGCGCCGCCGCGATCCACCAGATGTGATCCTGTGCCCACTGCACCGGCTGATGGGTGTGCGGGATCTCGACGGCAGCGCAGGAGGCGATGCGATTGCGGAAGTCCACGTCCATGGACAGTTCGGCCTGGCCTGAATAGCTCATTGAACCCTCATCTTTGGTCTGGTCACGAGTGCAGCGGTCCCCATCAACGTCCAGGTGTTGCCCTGGGTGTCCACGAATGATGTCAGCCCTAGCGCCAGGCCGGTGACATTAGGTGATGCCACCTCTGTTCCAGCACCTTCGAAGCCGTTGTAGATCGAGGCGCGTCGGAAGTACATGGCTGGGCTACCGACCGTACCTCCGGTATGCCCGCCTATGACAATGGGTGCGTTGGAGTCGAACAGGGTGAAGCCGACGTTGTTGGTGGCCGTGCCGACCTGGGTCCACGATGGCGGATCAACGAGCGAGGTGTAGAGCCGTGCCACACCGTCGCTCTTGCGCCGGGTGAAGCGCACCCCGATGTTGGTGACGGCGGGGATCGATGACGTCGGAGCAGTGACCGGCGACGGCTGGTTGGTGCCGTCCGAGGACATGAACGTGTCCACCGTGGCCGTGCCCACTCGCAGCATCCAGCATCGGTTGGGGGTACCGGTCGAGAACTTGTTGATCATCGTCTGGTTGGAGGCACCGATGACATCGATCGCCCCGTACCAGTCGATGGTGAAGTCGTCGGGCGTCTCGACCCCAGGCTTGTCGGCGGTGGTCAGGTAGTTGCCGTTGCCCGACTGACGCATCTGCGTCTCGGATGCGGAGGCTGACGAGGCGATGATCCCGACCGGCCCTGGCATCAGGCGAGGTCACCCGTCAGGAACCAGGTGTCAGGGGCAGCGGTCTTGATGAGCGACCCCATCGAACCCTGCGCACGGAACCCAGCGGACGGGGTGGCGGTGAGGGAGACCCCACCAGTCGCCTGGACTGAGACCTTGCCCGTCCCCGACTGGACGAAGTCAACGCGGTACCCAACAGGACAGGCCGTGGTCGAGTTGAGCGGGATGGTCACGGTGACCGCCGTCGATGATGTGAAGACGATGTTCTTGTTCTCATCGGTGAGGCTGATCGTGCGCGTCGTGTTGGGGTCGATGATGATGACCTGACGCAGCGGCGAGTACAGCGTGTCAGCGGTGGCCTGACTGATACCTGCGGTATCGGGGGGGACCACCCAGGTGCCGTCGTCGCGCAGGTACTTGGTGCTCGTCGCTGTCGTCGGCGGTGGCACCAGCCCTTTGAGCGTCGCCGTGAACGTGTCGAGCGTGGCGGTCAGTTGGGTGGGGGTACGTGACGCCCACGCCGAGCCGACTGACTGGATCACGTTGTTGGTGGTCGCCGTCAGCGCTGCGATGGCAGTCAGGTCAGCGTCGAGGGGCTGGGCACCGAGCGCAGTGAGCAGGTTGGCGACGGTCACATCGGTCGGTGCCGCCACGCCAGCCGTGTTGTTCATCTTCACCGTGTTGGCGGGCATCGTCGCCAACTTGACGTTGGTGATGGAGCCATCGGCCACCGACGCAGCGCTGGGAGTGACCCACTGCGTGTTGTAGTTGGTGGCGTCGATCTTGGAGAGGATCTGGTTGGCGGTACCACCGACCGGCACGCCCGGTCCCGCTGGCCCCGTTGATCCCGTCATCACGACGTCAACGAACGTCGGGACGCCTCCAACGATGGCGGTGCAGCGCTTGATGCTAGGCATGGTCAGCCAAGGTGGTGGATCTCCAGTCGCCCGGTGTTGGCGTCCTCGGAAAGGTTGGCGAGGGTCATGTAGTTGGTCGTCCCATCAGCGGTGGACTTGTAGACAGCGATGCCCTTGTACGGAGCACCACTGACAAGATCCGCCGCCCATGTGGCCGGGAGGGTGATCGACACAGCGGCACCGTTCCAAGGCAGGTTGGCGTCGATGTCCGTCCCGTTGTACAGCGACGGAGCACCGGCAGGCACCGAGGTGTAGGTGTGCTCCCACAAGGTGACATCACGATCCACGCCGTCGCCACCGTCCATGCGCTTCAGCCAAATCTTCCCCGACGTGATCGTCCGTCGCCCGCCGTAGTACAGAGTCGTGTTCGGCTTGGTGCCGTAGAACCAGCAGCCGGTGGCGTTGTATCCCGAGTTGGAGTAGTAGCCCTGAACCGGTCGGCTCGTGCCCATGGCATTCCAGGTGCCGCTGGCCCGCCAGTGGTTGGTGGACGAGGCCGTGATGTAGGTGGGCGAGGAGATCAGCGTGTATGCCGTGGCGTTGGTGTACGTGGAGTTACCAGCAGCATCAGCGGCGTAGACCCGGCAGTACACCGTGGTTCCAGCGGCATAGGTGCCGATGGTCCGGGCGGGAATGGCACCAGCACCTCGGGCCGTCCAGTTCAGTTCAACGGTCCAGGTGGAGTTGTTGATCGAACTGTCGATCCGGTACTGGGTGGTGCCAGCGTTGAGCGTGGCGTTGAGGACCATGGTGCCGTAGGTACCAGCGGGCTGGAAGCTGTTGATCGTCGGCGCTGTGGGTGGCGTGGTGTCGGGGGGAGCAGCGGTCGTGGCAGTGGTCGAGCGATACGGCGAGTAGAGCAAGCCGGTGTCCCGTGTCCGCACCTGGAACGTGTACAGAGTCGAGGCGGCGAGTCCGGTGAAGGTGTACGACAGCGCGGTGGTGAACCCCTTCGACGTAGAGCCGAGGAAGACCTCGTAGTCCTTGCGATCCGAAGAGGTAGAGGCGGGCCAGGTCGCCACAGCCGAGTCGTAATCGACGGAACTCATGGTGATGGAGGCTGGCTGCACGGGGGCAGCGTTGCCGCTGGTGATCGTGTCGTTGACGGTGGTTCCAAAGAGGCCGGTGGAACCCTTGGACCTGATGCCGAAGGTGGTCGTCTCGTTCTCGGTGATCCCCGACGCTGTGTACGACAGCGAGGATGTAGTCGTCGCCAGCACGCTGTTGACGTAGACCTCGTAGGTGTAGGTGCCGCCAGCAGGAGCAGTCCACGACACTGCCGAGTTCGTCGGCCCCGACGACGTGGCGTTCACCCCGGTGACATCGGCGGGCTTCGTCACGATGCTCACTGTTGACGAGTACGCACCACTACCTGCTGAGTTGGTGGCCCTGATGCGGTAGTAGTAGATGGTGTTGGCGGTGCGACCCGTGTCGGTGAACGTGGTGAGCGTCTTGTCAGTGGTGAGCACCACGGCAGGTGATGTCGGAGGCCAGGTCGTCCCGTTCTCCGAACGCTCCAAGGAGATGACGGTCAACGATTCGGAAGCAGCCCACTGCTGCCAGGAGAGCACCACCGAGGCACTGGTGGTGCCGTTGCTCACGGTGAGCGTCTTCACCGTTGGAGCTTGCAGTCCGAGCGGAGCGGTCTCGATCCACAGGTCACCGACAGCGACACCGTTGGCCACCGTGGGCTGCTGGTCACCGATCCAGATGTCAGCCGAGTTGGCACCATCGGTGGGGTGTACCTCCAGGATCTCCGGGTGGGTGTGCCCCTTGATGGCGTAGGCAACGTCGCCCTCGGTTTGGGTGAGGTACAGGGGGTGCGGGTTCTCTGCCGCTTCGTGGAGAGCGACAGCCCCGAACAGTTCGTACCTGCCGTCATGGTCGTGGACGACGTCGGCGTAGAGAGTGTCCGCTCTCTCTTCTGTGAGATAGGTGGCCGCTGCCTCGTCTGCGTCGAGGTACTGCGAGTGCGGGTCGTTGTAGACCTGCCCCGCCGTTCCCAGAGTGACCGGCACCGTGTAGCCAGGCGGTGCCGTGGTGCCGTAGAAGAAGCTGATCAGGTTGGGCGCTGTCTCGGAGTCGAGCACGTTCCACTTGCCGTTGAAGCCGAGATCGACGTTGGCGATGTTGATGTGGCTGTTCGGCAGGATGGAGTGCCGTGAGTCCACCGTCAGTGTGACAACACCGGACGGATCCCATGACCAGGCGCTCACCGCCCACGGGTCTTGGATCTGGTGGTTGATGACCTGCTGACGGATCTCGGCCTGGTGGTTGTGGACCAGAGGTGCGTAGCGCACGACGGTGCCGTCAGCCTCGTACTCCTCCTTGAAGTACTGCGGGTGTGGATCAGCCGCTGCGATGTGGGCCAGGATCTGGTTCTTGACGAACGTCTCGGCCGAGAACGGGATGTACTGGAAGGTCATGTCGGCCAGCGTCAGGTCGGTGCCTGCATCATGAGCCGGGTTCGCAGGATTGAAGAGCGGGTCGATGGCGATGATCCAGTCGCCATTGGCAACCTCTACTTGGTCGTCAACGTCCACGTCGTAACGACCAGAGGCGTCGGCGTCGATGAAGTCGAGGAAGCCCGACGAGGAGCACACCCAGTACATGCCGTGGCGATAGACGGTGGGGCCAAGCTCCCAGTCCGGGTCAGGCTTGGTTCCCGTAGTCCGGTATGCCGCAGCGTCGTACAGCCCGACGTAGAGGAGGTCACCGAGGAGCGACTCCATCTCCGCTCGGTTGGCGAAGTAGGAGGCGTGGAAGGTGTCGAGCATGTCGGCGTTGATGCCACTGTTGTCGGCGGTATGTCCCTGGTTGCCCTCGTGCCAGATCCGGTACGTCTTGTACTTGAAGAGGCTCGTCGCCGGGACGCCGGTCTCGACCAGCGAGAGCACCTGGACCCCCCCAACACCGGGGTTGCCAGCGATGTCGCTGTGCGGTGAGCCGCCCTTGTACCAGTAGAAGGCGGTGGGAGAGCGGAAGTACACCGTGTCCTGCCCTGCACCTCCCGTGCCCTGGATGCCGAGGCCGTGGGTGGTGCTGGCAAGGAGCAGGTGCTGCCCGGAGCGAGTGCCGAAGGTGAGTTGAGCGGTAGCGCCCGTGATGTTCAGGCTGCCGGGAGTGATCGTGCCGCCCGTCAGTTGGAGGTACCCAGCAACGACCGCCGCTGGGGTGACAGCGATGGTGGCCAACGGTGATCCGGCGACGGCCTCGGCGTTGGTCGAGAGACGGGTGGCACCAATGACGGTGGTCGAGGCAGCGTTGATCCCGATGCTGAACGAGGCAGCGAGCGTGCCACCACCCGTGAGCGGAGAGGAGGCCGTGACGGCGATGGTCTTGTCGGCCTTGTTGTTGGTCAGGCCAGAGATCAGTGTGTCGAGGTTGGTGACATCAGCCGTGACGATGTTGGCGAAGGCACCGGGGACGGTGCTCCCGGCTGACTTCAGGAACTGACCCGTGGTGCCAGGGAGGATCGTCTGGAAGGCTCCGGTCGCTGTGGTACCGGCTGCGATCACACCGTTGGCGGTGGTGCTCGTGCTCCGTCCGGTGCCACCGTCAGCCACCGACACGTCGGTGCCGCCCGTGGTGTAGAAGTCCGAGTCGGAGTTGGCGATGTTGAACTGGCTCGCCGTCCCGGTGAGCGTGTTGTTCGTCAGGTTGATCGTCTTGCCGGTCAGTGTCTCCGTCCCGGCCAGCGTGGCGAAGTCGTTGTCGCTCAGGGCGGTGTTGAACTGAGCCGTCGTGCCGACCAAGGTGTTCGACAACAAGTTGAGCGTCTTGTTGGTCAGTGTCTCGGCGCCCGCCTGAGTGGCGAAGTCGTTGTCACTGAGCGCCACGTTGAACTGGGTGGTGGTGCCGACCAACACGTTGCTCGCCAGGTTGAGCGCCTTGTTGGTCAGCGTTTCCGAACCGGCCAAGGTGGCGAAGTCGTTGTCAGTGAGAGCGTTGTTGAACTGACCGGTGGTGCCCGTCACGGTGTTGGTCAGCAGGCTGATCGCCTTGTTGGTGAACGTCTCCAGGCCTGCCAAGGTGGCGAAGTCGTTGTCGGAGAGCGCAGTGTTGAACTGCACCGTGGTGCCGGTCACCGTGTTGTTGCCGAGACCGATCGTCTTGTTCGTCAGGGTCTGAGTGCCGGTGAGGGTGGCGAGGGCCGTCGTGTCAGCGATGCCGTGGATCGCCGTGGTGTCCGCTTCGTGGGCGGTAAGAGCCGCAGTCGTGGAGAGCAGAGCAGTGTCAGCGATGCCGTGGATGGCTGTCGTGTCGGCCTCGTGAGCAGCAAGGGCCGCAGTCGTGGCGAGGTCGGCGTCGGTCACCGCCGTGTTGAACTGAGCGATGGTGCCGCTGATGGTGTTGGAGCCGAGGGCGATCGTCTTGCCGGTCAGTGTCTGCGTGCCCGTCGTCGTGGCGAGGATGGACGTGTCGGCAATGCCGTGGACCGAGGTCGTCGCCCCGGTGTGAGCGGTGAGCGTGGCCGCACTGGCTGCACCGAGGGCGGTCAGTGCTGCCGCTGCTGAGGTGGCGCCCGTGCCACCACCAGTGAGAGGTAGCGCCCCGCCCGTGTACTCGGTGAGGTCGAGGATGATCGTCGCCTCGGTGCCGACAGCGGTGATGTCGAAGCCAGCAGCGGTGAACAGCAGCGAGGTGAAGGCGGTGCCGAGGGAGACACCGCCCTCCTTGACGGTGATACCAGAGATGCCCCCGCCAGCACCAGGAGGCAGTGCCCAGGTGCCATCGGCGCGCAGGTAGTTGACGGCCCCACCACCGGATGGGGGGACGACACCTGGCTGGGCTGCGCCGAACGTGTTGACCGCCAGCGTTCGGTCAGCACTGAGGTCACCGCCACCGGTCAGTGGTGCGGTGGTGGTGATGGTGCGAGCAGCCGGTACCTCCCCGGTCAGGGTGACCCACTTGGTGTCGTAGTTCGTGGTGCTGTTCTTGGCCAGCACCTGATCGATAGAGCCGCCGACAGGAACACCGACGCCGTTGGCTCCCGGTGGACCCTGCCCTCCAGCGCCACCGGACTTCTCCCAGACTCCGGGAGCGGTGAGGACTTTGAGGACGCCGGTCATCCTGGGAACCAGAGTCCGTCGATGCGGTTGTACGCACCGGCTGCGTAGGTCTCAGCGGTACCGGTCCCTGAGTTGCGGATCACTCGGAGGTCAAGGATCAGCGCAACACCGGCCGACGTACCGATCGCCCCCGAGAGCACGGAGTGGTACTGACTGGTGTTGGCGGCGGTCATGCACGGGTAGTCCTGGGCCTGGATGGTGGTCGTCGGACGGTCCACGATGTCCACGGAGAATGTGTCGGTGGCGACCGTCCTGTTGATCCTCAGCATCGCTGAGAAGTAGACGCTGCCGTTGATGGCCTGGGCCGGGACGGTGAGGGAACAGGCGACCCTCGGCGTCGTCCCTGAGGTGAAGCCCGCAGTGCCGCTGTTGGCGTAGCGCTTGGGGATCCGATCATCGACGTAGGCCGGGGTGGCGTAGCGGAGATCGAGGTCGGCGTCCTCGTCGGTGTCCCACCACATCTCGATGCTGGCATCGGTCGGAGCCGAGGGGCCGACCCACAGGGTGTCGGTGACGGTGCCTCCTCCCCCGCCGCCGCCGCCGCCACCGGTCCCGACGCCGAGCCACACCGGGAACTCGGGGCGCCCACCGTGGAAGGCCACCCAGCCCATCTCCGAGGACGTCGGAGGGGAGCCGACGAAGGCGGTGATGATGACGTCCTGCTCCCCGAAGACCTGGGGGACGTTGGCCGTCAGCTTGGTGCCGTCGAGGCGCTGGGCCTTCGCTCGATAGACGCCAGGGTATGGGGCAGCCATACCTACCTCAGGAAGAGGCGGAAGGTCTGAGCGCTGATCTCCGTGCCGTTGTCCCCTGGGACGTTGTCGAACCCGATGGCCACGCCGAGATCGAGGCCGCGCACAGCGACGTGGCCCCGAGCGATGGCGATGCCCTTGCAGGCCTGAGCTACGGCCCCGGCACCGATGGCCCGGATCGTAGGCAGGTATGACTCATCGAAGATGCTGCGCTGGATCGAGGAGGCCACAGCCTGGGGTGGGGACGCTGCGCCGACACGCATCACGTCGCGCATGTCCATGAGCGGCTGGGGGACGGGGAGCGGCGTCGGGGTGGGACGCACCACGGGCTGGGACTTCAGGTTGTAGACGTCAACCTCGTCGTCATCAACGACTGCGACCATTGGTTCCACTGGTGCTCCTCAGGTTTGCAACCTGGGAAACGAGAGTATCAGTCGGCCATGTCCCGAACCGGTGCAAGGATCTTGCGCGGTGCCCGCATGGGGTTATCAGCGATCCACTTGGCCGCTATGAAGCAGGCCTCAGCGCGGCCATCATCCTTCACACGCTTGAAGCTGTCAGCGTAGGTAGGCCAGCGTTCAGTTGCCTTACGTCGGGACAGCGCCTTGTCGTTGTTCAGCCTGAAGTGCCGCTTCCATTCCGCCGCCGTGTAGAAGGTGGTCGGGATCTCCAGAGCAGCGAGGACGCCGAGGATCACGCCGTAACCGACGCCGTAGGTGAACACCCCGGCCACGCCCTGCTTGGGCATCGAGTGAGCGCTCTCGACCACCGCCATCTTGATCGGGCCGTAGCCCTGGACCAGGCGCGCCAGCAGGTGACCGTTGACCGCCTTGCCGAGCAGAGGCATGTCTTCAAGCTCTCGGATCGTCCCGTCGAGACCGAGGAAGGCGAGCGCCCCCTTCTGTCCGGGGTCGATGCCGAGCACCTTGGTGTTCACGGTGACCACCGTGCGACACGTCGCTCCACGGCCTCCCGCCCGAGGCGACGGGTCAGTTCACGAGAGACGGCGGCGGCGCTGGCCACGCAGTTCTCGTAGACCACCTGGCGCATCTTGCGCAGAGCGTAGGCGTTCATCTGATCCTGCTTGGCCTTCTCGATCTCGGGGTCGAGGGCCATCTGGCTGCGGGCCACGGTCACCTTGTCCCTGGCCGACTGCCAGTTGAGGACCATGTGCTGGGCCTCCAGGAACTTGACGTTGCGGTCGGCGCGCTCCTCCTCCACCTCGGCGGCGGCGAACTCGGTGGCGGCGTAGTTCTGCCAGGCGACGAAGCGGAAGAAGATTTGCATGAGCCGCTCATCGCTGATGATGGTGACGTCGTCAGGTATCTCCGGTACGTCGTACCGCGGCATCCCGAAGGGCACGTTTGCGGACGGCAGGTTTCGCTCGTCGGACCTTGGGCGTCGGATCCGGCGCACTCTCTCGTTGCTCATCGATACTCCAGCAGGTAGCTCGGTACGGACACGACGGACAGACCTTGCCCTCCGGTCCCGTCGCCCAGTCGGGGCGCTCGGGGAGGTGGCCGGTGCGCACACATTGTGACACTTCGTGCGCCACGTTCAGGATGGGGGCGATGAAGCTCTTGTTGTAGTCCACCACGAACTCCTTGGTCTGCTGGTGGAACTTCGACTCGTAGATGAACACGATCTGCTCGTAGGCAGGCCAGGCCATCCACAGGTACAACTGGCCCTGGCGCATGTGCGACGAGAACGGGTGGTTGATGTCGCGCCAGATGTCCTCGGCCGACTGGCCGTCGAGGTACCGCTGGTACAGCCGGGGAGCTTCGAAGGCGAGCGTGCGGATGCCGATGGACTTGATCTCGATGAGGCTGCGGAACTCGGGGAGGTGGACGGCGCCATCGGCGTGGCCCTCCACCATGTAGCGCTCGTGGTGGAGCGGTAGCTCGCGGTACTCCAGGCGCTCGCTGCGACAGAACTGGCACTCGACCGGGGACTTGGCGTACCAGCGGTGGCCGCACTCCTTGCAGCGGAACCAACCGACGAGGCACCCCATCTCCCACAGCCAGGTCTGCCACTTGCCGTGGATGGCGTGGCCCTCAGCGAACACGTTGTTCATGCGGAAGCTGGGGTTGGCCGAGGTGACCTTGCCTGTGGGGGTGCCGACCAGGCGGTAGTAGTCGTGGCGCCCGCACCACTCGGGCTTGACCATGTCCGAGGGGTGCATGTACTTGTCGGAGTGGTCGTCGGGACGGGAGTCCGTCATCGTGCGCATCACGTGGCGCTCGATGTGGGGGAGCAGCAGCCCCGACTTCGATCGATACGTGTCTTTGAGCCGCCGTAGAGCGGTATGGCGCACGGTTCTTGTCATAGTGGGAAGTCGTCCTCCTCAATCAGTATCAGGCGGCGCTTCTTGCGGCCCATAGTGATGTGCAACGCAGGGATACGCCCATCGGAGAGGGCGTGCTTGCGCAGTTCCTCCCAGTCGTCCTCCTTGATCGTGTACTGACGGTTGCCGGTGGTCTTCTGCTCCCAGAGAATGGCGGTCCCCTCTCGCACGTCGTTGCGCCGCAGCCATCCGCTGCCGCTGCCGCCAGTCAGGGCACCGCCACGGCGGCGAGCCAGGCGTCGCTCCTCCTTCTCCCACTCCTTCACTCATCCAGCCAGACGATCCTGGTCTGCCCACCGTGGCCGTGGACATGCTCGACGGACTCCATGCCCCGCTCGTAGTGGACGACCGATGACGGCCACTGACTGACCCAGTGGAGCACCGCCACGTCATCGGAGAAGAGGACGCCCTCGGCCACCACGCCGGTCCCCGAGATCCCGGTGACATCGACGTCCCGATGCAGTTCGAACCGACGTGCAGTCATGGTTTCACCTCACCAACGACAAGGAAGTAGGCCTCGGCCAACTGGGCGCTCTGGTAGGGGGTCAGACCGGCGTCGGGGTCACCCTTGGCACACCAGTACTCGTGAGCGATGAGGTGACCGATGCCGCCGAGCACCTCGCGCAGCATGCACACTCGGTGGGCCTGGCGGGCACCCTCCTCGGTGTACAGCGTGGCCCAGTCCCCGGTGACCTCCTCCTCGCACAACGGACAGGTCATGACTTCTTCACCCGACGCTTGGGCCGCGGTGCCTGCTCCTCGACTGGGACACCGAGGAGCAGGCGCCGCACCTCTGTGTCTACTGCACGACGGAGGTCGAGATCCTCACGAAGGGCTTGGAGCACGGGTTCCTTGCCGGTCCACCGCTGGTCGTTGTAGTGGTACTGGTTCGTCGTACGGGTGATCACGTCGTAGGTGAGGGCGATGTTGAACACCTGGCCGACGTCGTCGTACATGCCCTTGCGGAACGGCATGTGGTCAGTGAAGTAGAAGGGTGTGACACCGACCCGCTCCGGTGGAGCCGTCTTGTTCTTCATGCCGCGGGCCTTGATGTTGAGGCCGACCTTGACCTTGGACTCCTTGTCCTCGATCCACCCGTCGCGGGCCACCTCGATGCGGGTGAAGTAGCTGAAGTTCTTGCCCTTGCCTCCGGGCGTGGTGCGAGGGTCACCGAAGACGACGCCGACGCGGTCGCGCCACTGGTTGATGATCAGGCACAGGCAGTCGCGCTCGCCCTCCTTGCGCCGCTGGGCCGGGGGTGACTTGCGCATCAGCTTGTTGGTCAGCCGTGCCCCGAGGCCGACCACCCACTGGTCCATGTCGCCCTCGCCCTCGGAGGTCGGTATCAAAGCCGGGTATGAGTCGAGCACCACGGCGTCCACCGACTGGGTGTCGAGCGCCTCGATCATCACCTCGTAGGCCTCCTCCATGATGTTGGTCTGCGCCAGCACCATCCGGTCGTTGTCCACGCCCAGCGCCTCGGCCCACACCTTGTCGTAGTCCTCGCTGGCGACCCACAGCGCCCGATACTCAGGGTTGAGGGTCATGTTGGCGGCGATCGTCTTCAGCGCCAGCACCGTCTTGCCGTGGCTCTCGTTGCCGATGATCTCGTTCCAGCAGTTGAGCGGCCAGCCACCGCCGAGCATCAGGTCGAAGCTGAGGCTGCCGGTGGTGACGCGGCGGAAGGTCGGGATGCTGCTGGCGTAGACCAGCACCTCGGCCTTCAGCCGCTTGTTGACGCGGGTGATGAGGGCGTCGATCTCCGTGCTGCTCATGGTTCCCCTGACGAAAGAGCGGGGTCAGCCCTGCCAGGTGGCCTGGAGACCCTGCGTGAACAATCCGTTGTAGCCGCACTGGAAGCAGTGCGGTGCCGGTGGAGGGCCACGACGGGCGCCCTCGGTGCGGCTGTAGTACTGGTCCGACCCACACTCGGGGCACGGCTCACGGTCAACCCGGTGAGCCTTGCCGCCCCGCCAATGCTGCATCGCCCCCCACAGATTCTCGGTGGTCACCGGAGGTAGCTGCTGCTGTTGCGGGATGGGCTGGTTGAACAGACTGAGTTGCTGCTGTGGTGGGTATCCGGGGCGTGCCACCTGCTGTGGTGGGGCTGCTGGGGCGGGCGGACGTCCCACAGCACCACCACGGGCTGCCGCCATCTTGCGCTGGTACCAGGAGGCCGAGTCAGACATCGCAGGACAAGGCGCACACGGCGTCAGCGAAGAACGACAGGAGCGCCCCGGCGATGCCCTGGGTGAGCATCTCCTCGGACTCCGCGGTGGGCAGGGAGGCGACGATCTGTTGAGCGTAGTCGTCGGCCAACGGGACGACCTTCTCAGCCACTGTGCTCACCTGAGTGGGCATGGACATGATCGTACGACCTCACTTCGCGCCCTTCGCTGCCGCCCACGTATACCCCACCTTTGCAGACACTATGAGAGGGACCGGCCCGAGTATGGGATCCCCCTCGCTGTTGGTGACCCCCGACATCGTCTCGACAACCAGGGGCAACGTCTCAAACACGTGTCGTTCATCGCAACGGATCACCACCTCGTCGTGTACCTGCATGATCATCTGGGCCGGTAGTTCCTGGAGCTTGGGGTAGAGATTGAGCATGGCCATCTTGGCTATGTTGCTAGCAAAGCCCTGGATGCGGGCGTTGACCGCCTGTCGTTCGGCGTGCATCCGCGTGCCGTCGTGGTTCTCGTAGAGCATGGGGAGCCGCCGCAGCCTGCCCACCGGAGGGATGACCACGTGCGGAGGCTTGGTGCCGTCAGCGAGATCCCCGGCCCTGCGAGCGCGCTCCAGGAGCTTGCGCTTCCAAGGCTCCAACCCGGCGAAGGTGGCGTAGTACCTGCGTATCAACTGCTTCGCCCGCTGGAGGGAGCAGTGGGCGACGAAGGCGATGCGGGCGGGGCCAGCACCATAGAGGACGGCGAAGTTCTGCGTCTTGCCGACCGAGCGCTGCTCCTCGGAGACGTCATCGAGTTCGACCTGGAACATGGCCGAGGCCGCGGAGCGGTGGATGTCCTCGCCGCGACGGAACACGGCCAGCATCTCGGGGTCGCGGGACTCGTAGGCGGCGCAGCGCAGTTCCACCTGGTCGTAGTCAGCCACGATCAGGAGGTGGCCGGGACCGGCCACGAACAACTGGCGGATCGAGGTGCGGCCCTTCTGCTCACGCGGTAGCTGCTGGGGGTTGGGCGCCGAGCAGGACAGGCGCCCCGTCTTGGTGCCGTGCTGCTTGAAGCCGGTATGGATCCGCTGCGTACCATCGGTATGCGGTTGGAGGTAGGTCTGGAAGCCCTCGATGAAAGTGCCCCGGAGCTTCTCCAACCCGGACCACTCCAGTAGCAGGGTCGCCATCGGGTTACCGCGGTTGGCGTAGTAGTCCAGCACCGCCTTGGTGACCTGGGGTACCTCGGTCTTCTCGGTGTAGCTGAGGGGCTGCAAGCCCTGGGTCTCCAACTGCACCTTGTTGGAGAGGCCGACCGGGATGGGCTTGGGGGTGCCGTGCTTGTCCCTGATCTGCTGGCCGAACATAACCCAGCGCTTGGCCTCGGTGTTGGACAGGGAGAACTCGTCCCCGGCCAGGCCCGCCGCCTCCTGCTCGATCTCGTGGATGCGTCCGAGCAGGTCGGCCTTGACCTGTTCCATCTCGGCCAGGTCCACCGGGAACCCCTCGTACTCCATGTCGATGAGCACGGGGTACAGCGACATCTCAAAGTCGTAGACGGGGAGTAGCCGCTTGCGCCTCAGGATCTCGTGGTCGCGCTGGAACAGCAGCCAGGCATACCTGAGATCCTTACACAGGTATCGAGCGACCTCATCGAGGCCGAAGTTGGCGACGTCCTGCTTGCCGAGATCGGGGTAGATCGAGCGCCGCTCCCGCGACCAGCCGAAGGTCGAGTAGGTCAGGGGCTTCAGGCCGTACTCGATCAAGTTCTCGTTGAGCACATGCCGAGCGATGATCGTGTCGTGGTACGGCCCTGGCGGCATGGCGTCGTAGTACTTGCGCAGGCTCTGGATATCGAACTTGACGTTCGATCCGATCTTGGCGCGGCCCGAGAACATCAGCGGGCGGATGAGATCGGCCACGTCACCGGGCGGTAGCTGCGCTGGCGGGTCGGCGTAGACCGTGGGCACGGTGACGTCCACCATGCGGTGGCTGGGCTGGTGGGTGGTCGGCGTCCAGTGACGCGGGTCGTCCTCGGGGTAGAGCAGGTGGGCAGCGCGCTTGATCTTGTGCTCGCGCTCGATCACGACGCCCTTGGGGTGCTCCACGGGGATCAGGTAGGCCTCGGCGTAGGAACCGAGGCCTACCCAACGCACCCGGTTGGAGACGGGCGTCCCCATTGTTGTCTCCAAGTCGAGCACGAACGCATCGCGCCGTTCCAGGGACCGCACCGCCCCTCGTACCTCGTCAGCAGTGAGGAGGACGTGAGGAACGTACGGATCATTCAGCCACGGGCCGCGCACCGCTCAGTCGTCGTAGTCTTCGTCGGCCAGTTCCGCAGCCAGATCGCGCAGTTCCTTCACCGTGGGCACCGAGATGATCTCGGGGGTGTAGCGCTCGATGGCGTCGAACTCAGCCTGGTCGGGGACGGTGACGTCGTAGTCCTCCTCCAGCGAGGAGGCACGGATCGGGGAGATGTTGTACTGCACGGTGCCGCCGCGGCCACCGGCCCCCGACTTCGACACCATGAAGAAGCCCTTGGTCAGGGGGGCGATCTTGGCGTCGTTGGAGTAGGCCTTCAGCACGTTGTAGATGCGGGGCTGGGCGTCCCACGACTTCAGCAGCAACTGCCCGTCGTCACCGATGATGGCGATGTTGAAGGCAGCCACCGCCTGGGGCTTCTCCCCGATCTTGCAGAGCGGGCAGTCCTTGCCGTCGAACGACTTCAAGCAGGTGTAGGCGCGGACGTTGCGCTTGCCTGGGGTGGTCGAGGCCCGCTCTATCCAGTGGCGCTTGAAGTTGACATAGGGGAGGTCATCGAGGAACTTGACGAACTGCGTGTTCTCGTCGGGCTTGAACGTCTGGGCGTAGTCCGACGTGGAGTCCATCTGCTTCTGGGCCTCGGTCCACCCACCGCGCAGCGCTGGCTTGGCCTCACCGTTGCCCTCGGCGGCGGTGTTGGTGGCCCGCAGTCGAGCGCGGGCCTTCTTGACCTTGGGATCATCCTCGACGTCAACGGTGTTGACGTCGTCGTCCTCATACTCGGGTTCGGGAACCGGAGCGGGGCGGGGACGAGCAGGTCGCTTCGATGGCATTGCATCTACCTCATGTTGTGATAGTTGGGTATGTGATCACCCGGCCAGTTCTTCGAACCGTCGAGCTACGTCGGCACAGAACGCAGGCGTCGGAGGCTCCTTGTTGAGCAGCACCCTGTGCTTCTGCGCCGTGGCGAGAATAGCCTCGATCTGCTCACGCGTCCAGAGACGCTTGCCCTTGTCAGAGCGACCGGCAGCGACCGGACGGACGGTGCGCGGTCCTCGGATCCCCGAGCGCGGTAACAGGCTCATCGCCTCCCAGGCGCGGATCGATTGCACGCTGTATCCAAGTGCCTTGGCGAGGTGGGAGATCGTGAAGAACTCCCGCTTCTCGCCGTTGACCTTGTAGTAGACGGGCTTGGCGTCCCAGTCGTTGATCTCGACCGGTGGCTTCTTCTTCCCCCTGTTCACAGGGGGCTTCTTGCCGGGGTAGTCCAGGTCACTGAACCGCTCTTCAACAATGGTGTCACTCACTTCGTATCTTCTCCAGGAACTCTCGGGTGGTCTCCCGCCATTGGATCAGCGGGACGACTGCGTTGACGGGGATGCTGCCTCCGGGCCACAGCACCATGACCACGGTGGTCATGATGTCGTCGGTGGTCCAGTCCAGATCGATTCGGTTCTTCTTGGGCCGGTGCTGGACCGACCCGTTGGCTGAGGCGATGCCGTGCTGGTTCTTGCGATGGTTGCCCAGGGCACCGGCCGTGCGGTACTGCTTGCCGCACTCGGGGCAAGGCCGCGGCTCGCGGTGGGAGGTCATGTGGCCCTGCAAGGCCAGTCGCGTGGCGAACGCCTTGTCGCAGGTGCCCACCGTGCAGGCGAACTCTTCGTCGCTCATGCCGACAACTCCTTGACCTTCGTCTCAGCCTTGCGCCTGGTCGTGCGCTGCTCTTGCAGGCGCTGCACCAGCAGCATCACTCGGAACGCCGCCCGGTCGGGGCGGGTGCCCTTCGGGTACTTGTACCGGTCGGGGTAGACGTAGCTGCGCGTGACCAGTTGCCCGTAGGTGCCGATCACGTCGCGCCGCTCGGTGCCGCAGCGCTCGCAGCGCAGCGTCAGTGGACTGCCCATCTCGGTGTTCCAGGTGCTGTCGTAGTCGTGCCATGCATGGCCCAAGGTGTTGCAGCGGAGGTAGCCCAACCGCTCGTGATCGGCCGTGCTCATGACGGCTGCCGCCAGTTGATCAGTCATGTTGCTCCAGTTGTGTGTCCCAGTGATATCGCCATATCAGACGATGGTAACTAGTAACCCTACTCTTCCACCAGATAGAAGGCGAAGTTCTCCGACCGGTTCCAGCACGCCTCCATCTCCTCGTCGGTGATCGTGCCGTCGAAGTTGGCAGCAAGCACAGCGTCCTCGTTGACGACGCGGACAGTTTCGGTGCATAGCTCGACCAGCCCCTTGCGCTCCAACAAGGCCATCACCTTGTCGGCGTCGAGGGCGGTGACCTCGCGGCGTACACGACGTATGCCGGTGACCTGTTTCTCGGTCAGCTTGCCGGTGGCGTTGTAGCTGGCGAAGGTCAGCGGCTCGTTGAGGTTGAGGATCCGGTGCCCACCCTCCTGAGGGGCGCCCACCTCGGCCAGCAAGGCCATGAACTCGGCCTTGTACCGGTTCTCGTGGGCGGTGGCGCGCTCACGCGCCGAGCGGTTGAGCAGGTACTCGGACACCTCATTGTCCAGGTCGTGGGCGGTCGGGACGGCGGGGCGGCGGATCTTGCGTGGCATGGGGGGACGGTAGATGAAGTGGTTGTGTCTAGCAAGTGCGTGTGGTTGACTGGTCCACAACCGAACCGAATGGAGTCACCATGCCACGTCTACGCAAGGACGGGAAGCCCTACGCACCCCGTCTGAACTGGGCTTTGATCATCGCTGAAGCAGCGGTCATCGCTGCCAGCTACAGCACCACCGTCACCCTCAGGCAGTTGCACTATCGCCTCGTCGCCGCCGTGGTCGGGGGCTATGACAACACGGAGAGCCGCTACAAGGCGCTGTCGTCCCGGACCAGCGAGGCCCGCCGCAACGGCACCTTCCCGGCGCTCTCCGACACCACCCGCAGCGTCACGCGACCACAGTCGTTCGCCAGCCCCGCCGCCGCCGTCGAGTGGGTGAAGGAAATCTACCGGCGCGACCGCACCGAGGACCAGACGTTCCAGGTCTGGGTGCTGTTCGAGAAGGCCACCCTGGCGGCGCAGGTACAGGACTGGACCTGGGAGTACGGCCTGCCCACCGCCGCTCTGCGCGGCTACTCGTCGGAGTCCCTGGAGCGAGAGATTTGGAAGGCGATGGCCGACGACGGACGCCCCACCGTCGTGTTCTACCTCGGTGACCTCGATCCCGAGGGCGAGGACATCGAGCGCAACTTCATCGACCAGGCGACGCGCATGGGCGTCAGCTTCAAGCACTGGGAGCGCCTCGGAGTGACGGAGGACCAGGCCCGTCCGGTGGCACTGGGAGGCCTGGGCCTCGTCGCCAACCCCGGCAAGCTGACGTCGTCGCGAGCGTCAGGGTTCGCCCGCAGGCACGGGGGCCGCGTGTTCCAGATCGAGGTCGAAGCGATCGACCCCGGCGTCCTGAAGACGCTCGTCATCAACGCCGTCACCGACACGGCGTGGTTCGATCAGAGTTTGGTGGACGCGTCCGTCGCCCAGGAGGATGAGGACGTCGAAGTGCTGGAAGAGGTCGTCCAGGAGATGGAGTGATCTTGTGTGACAAGTTTGCTCGCCACTGTTGCTAGGATCTCGCCCAACCTGAACCGAAAGGGAACAACAACATGACCGAAGCCCTCCAAGAGGAACTCGACCTCGACCAGGAGATCGACCAGGAGATCGTGGAGGAAGACCACGATCGCCGCGGCGACATCAACTCGGCCGACCGGTCGTTCAAGTCAGCCAAGGAGCGCCGCGCCGAGGCCTACGCCTCTCTCAACCAGTTCCGCTGGGAGATGTGCGAGTGCCCCTACGGCCCGCAGTTCTCACACCGGGCGTACGCCAAGGCGGTCGGCGTGGTCCACTCGACCATCGACAAGGGTGTTGCCTCCTGGCAGACCGTGGTCGATCGCGAAATGGCCACTGGGGAGCCATTCTGCGACTACGGCAGCATCCCCCACCACGTCCCCGACGCCTCTCCTGCCAAGGGCAGCGGCCCCACCGAAGACCAGGTCGGCCAGCACGCCGAGGCAACCAAGAAGGCATCCGCCAGCGAGTTGCGCGGTCTCGCCATCGAGGAACTGGCCACCCGCTTCGGCGTCGCCTTCGACACGATGAAGAGCAACACCCCCCTGATCAAGGACGCTCTCTCCCGCCTCAACGAGTACGACATCGAGGGTCTGGCGGTCGAGGCGGTGCGTCCGACGATGGCGACGATCGTCCTGGAGATTTACCAGGAGCACAAGCTGCGCGCCGCCCGCGAGAGCAGCATCCAGCGCTGGATGGCGGCGAACCGCGGCGTCGAGACCAAGGACATCAAGCCCGCCGACGTCACGTCGATGTACACCCGCATCGAGCGCGTGATGAAGCGCAAGGATCTGGAGTGGGCTGAGGCCGAGGCCGAGGTCCGTCTGTCCGACCAGCAGGATGCCGAGGCGCAGCGGATCACCAACGAGTTGGCCCGCGCCGCCCGCATGGCGATCCTCGACCTGCGCAAGTCGGGCGCCGACCTGAAGCACGCGTCGATGGAGATGGTCAAGGCGGTTCGGAAGATCGAGGCCGACCAGATCCCCCTCACCACCGACGAGCGCGACCTCTCCCTCATCGATCTGGACGCCGCTCAGGCGGCGATCCACCTGGCCCGCGCAGCCCTCACCGGGAACAGCGGGACCGATTGGGACGCCGCCCTGGCGTCCCTCACGGAAGGAGGAAATGCATGACAGCAACCATGACGGGGGACCAGCAGAACAGGGACTGGGCAAGCCAGATCCACACCCTGCTGGCCAACAACCCGGATGGGATGAAGCGTGACGACCTGATGGCGGCGTGCCAGCCACCCATCCCGGACGTCAACACGTTCCACGTCGTCAAGGGGATCCTTCAGGACCGCCTCGGCTCGACGCAGATCACCGTCGTCGGTGACTCACGGACGGCCGGTCAGGGGGTCAAGGGAGGCTGGACCTACAGCCTTCAGGGGGATCCCGAGCATCCCATCGCTCGCCGCTACTCGATCTACAAGCTGCGCCGGATCTTCGCGTTCCAGCGCCGCAGCTATGTCGTGTCCACGGCGCTGGCGAACGGGATCAACGGACGCACGGCCGTGGGTCGCGCAGCCAACCGCGTGCGGATGCAGAATCGCCGCACGATGGAGGACATCGCGGACGCCCTCACCGAACTCGGTGTGGTGCCCCCGGCCATTCCGGCATAGGGATCTCCCCGCGGCGGACGGGGGGTACGAGAGGGCCAGGGGAAGGTGATCCCCTGGCCCTCTTGTCGTTCTCGTGTGATACCGTCGCGGCTCTAACAAGGAGAAGCCCCGGCCGCTACAGCCAGGGCTTCTCGGGACGAGCGACCACGTGCAGGAGGTCACCGCCGCATGGCGACACTATCACAAGACGCACGCAAAGCTGTAGCGCGGTTGAAGAAGCCCGCCGACATGCGTCCGACCACCTGGAAGCAGGAGCAAGCGCTGCTCCGGGAACTGTGCCGGTACCTGCCCAACATCCACCCCGGTCAGCGCCACCTCGCTGAACGCCTGCACACCTCCCTGTCGGTGGTCCAACGCCTCGTGGCGCGGGCCGAGGCAGAGGGCTGGATCGAACGCTCCGAGCACCCAGCGCCAGGCAAGCCGAAGGCTGGGACGAGCTACCGATTGACGTTCCTACAGTCCCAGTTACAGTCCCAGTTTGGGTCAGAAATCGGGACAGAAGAAGACCGGAGGTCTTCGACTACGTCTCAGACACTCCGGGTTGTGGGGTTTGCGCCTTCGGCGCCGGGAGCACGTCGGCTGAAGAGGCGAGACTCTCGTGCCCACCACGGCCGACAGCCCAACCGGTTCGACGGCTACTGCCGCGTCTGCACCCACCCCGTGGGTGCCTTCCACGGCTTCCTCCACGGCCCCCACCCAGTCCACCGCGAGTGCGACAGCGGGGAGCCAGACTGGCCACGGCTGAAGGAGTACCTGATGGCGAAACACCGCGAGCGCTACGGCGACCCCGACGCCTGGGGTCCGACCCTGGGCGACGACCCCGAAGCTCCGCTTCCCAGCTACAGCCCTCCACCGGCCAAGCCCCAGGTCAGGCTGGCCAAGCACTTCGAACAGCACTGGAACGAGTCGATGTTCAAGCGCAAGGAGTGGCGCGGCGTGTACCGAGGTATCGACCTCGGCCCCGCCATCGGGTACATCAAAACGAAGATGCTGGACGCTGGCTTCAACGAGGAGCACATCGCCCTGATGATCGATGAGTTCTACTTCGATCTCCTCGACCCCGAGACCGACGTGATGATGCGTGACGGTCAGACTTGCTGGCAACTGTTCACAGGGTGGTGGGGACGCCACCCGGTGGAGGATCCCGTCCCGGCCCGCAAGCGGCGCGAGCGCATCGACGCCATGTCCAAGGCGGTGGCCGACCACATCGCCTCGATCACCAAGCCCGAGCGGCCACCCGTGCGCCGAAGGGTGTTGACGCAACGGAAGCAGTGAACTACCGTCAGCGGTCCAAGGTTCGGTCCCCCGATGGGGACACCGATGAGGCCACCATCACGGAACGCTCGACGGAGTGGGCCGAGGCTGATGAGGGACTCATCGGGGGGCGGATCTCTTGGCTACATCCGAACCTCCGAGCCTTGGAGCACTGCCGTGCATCTTCCCCGTACGCGTCATGGAACGCGGTGACCTAGCCCTCAGCGTCCGACAGCGTTACGTCGTGGTGCTGGAAGGCGTGCTGGCACGCATCACCGACATCACCGAAGAGCGGCGCTTTCGCAACGACCGGGTGACCGGCCACAACATCTTGTGGTTCGACCTGCCGATGCGGCGTCTGGCCACCATGCGTAGGCAGTTCCCCGACACGGGCGCCGACGTGGTGACGTTCGTGGACGAGCAGGTCGCCGTCGATGCCGCCGAGTACCTCGATGCGGCATCCGTGCCGGTGGACTCATGCACATACCAGCCGTTCGATAGGTGGGTATCCCTGCTGCCCTACCAGGACGGGCTGCAAGCGGTCTTCGACTCCAGCAACGAGCGCCTCGATCGCTACGGACAGATCGGGCGCCAAGTGGTGATGGGCGAGGACTTCGTCTGATGGATCTCCAGCAGGCGTTGCTGTCGAAGATCATCCGCGACGGTGAACTGGCCACCGTCGTCAACGCCAAGATCACCCCTGACTTCTTCACCGACGACCAGTGGAACCGCGTCTACACCCACCTGCTCAGGCACTGGCGCAAGTATGGAACCTCTCCATCCTTGGACTCGGTCCACCATGACTTCCCGACCTACCAGTGGCCCGAGGTGGAGCAGGACATCAGCTTCTACATCCACGGGCTGCGCCAGCGCCGCAAGCGCGCCATCCTCACCGAGGGGCTGAACGAAGCGGCCTCATACCTCCACGTCGAGAACGAACCCGACGCCCTCGACCTGATGGAGGTGGCCCTGCGCCAGACGCTGGCCCGCAGCGTGCTGGAGACGTCAGCGACCAGCGACATCGACTTCACCCAGCGCGGCAAGGAGATCATGGAGCGGCTGGAGCGCCGGATGGCCAACCCCGGCTACCTGCGGGGCATCTCGACGGGGATCCGGGGCATCGACTACGTCACCGGAGGGCTACAGGCCGAGCAGTTCATCGTGATGATCGGGTTGCCCAAGGCGTTCAAGTCGGCCACCCTGCTGTGGATCGCCAAGAACATCCACGACGCTGGCAAGCGCCCGATGTTCCTCGGTTTCGAGATGTCCAACGACGAGCAGGAGGACCGTCTCACCAGCCTCTACGGCGAGGTGGGGCTGACCGAGGTGATGAACGGGACGCTGTCGCTGGACAGTCGCCGCGCCATCCGGGTCGAGATGGACGCCCTCGCCAAGAGCGATACTCAGTTCATCTCCTCGGTGGACATCGACAACGCTATGACAGTGTCGGGGGTGCTCTCCAAGGTGCAGGAGTACCGCCCCGATTGCGTGCTGATCGACGGGGCATACCTGATGCAGTCGGAGCTACCGAAGTCCGAGCCAGGGTCAGCCCAGGCGCTCGCTGACATAGCTCGTGCGTTGAAGAAGCTGGCCCAGAGCCAGCGGATACCGATTGTTGTAACAACCCAAGCGGACCAAGGGCGCTCTCGTCATGGCCTCACGGCGGCGAGTGCCATGTACACCCAAGCCTGGCGGCAGTCCGCTGATGTGTTGTTGGGTGTTGAACGTGTAGATCCCAAAGCTGACGACTTCGGGCAAGTGATGGTTCGCTTCAAGGTATTGGCCTCTCGTTCGGGGCCACGTGCGGAGACCCTCCTGGCATGGAACTGGTCCCTGGGCACGGTCCATGAAGTAGATCCCTCGATCTACCGCATGGACGATGCCGACCCGGAAGATTGATCTCGTCCGCTACCTCGCTGACGCTGGCATCCAGCGTCTGCACGAGGGGCGCAAGGAGATCGCGGGCATGTGCCCGATGCACGTCAAGCGCACCGGGCACGCCGACACCCACCCCTCGTGGTCGATCAACCGCACCACGTACCTCCACTTCTGCCAGTCGTGCCATTACTCGGGCACCCTCAACTCGCTGCTGGTCGATCTCCTCGGCGCCGCCCCCGAGGATCTGGAGACGGTCCTCAACGAGCAGGCCTTCCTGCGCAAGATGGCCGAGGTCCGGGCCGAACCGGACAAGGTGCTGGAGCCGGTCTTCAACCTCACCGAGTGGGGGCTGCTCAATCTCCTCCGAGACGTGCCTAGAAGGCTCCTGGAGCGCCGCTGGCTACGTCGCGAGGCCATTGACGCCTACCAGGTGCGCTGGGACGCTGAGACGAAGCAGTGGGTGCTCCCGCTGCGCTCGATCGACGGCACCCTGATCGGTGCCCAGTACCGGCAGAGCGGGTCGGTGCTCACGCTGCCGCCAGCGGTGGAGAAGGCGCTCACGCTGTTCGGCTACATCCAGATGGCGCAGTATGACTGCTGTGTGGTGGTGGAATCGCCGCTCGACGCCGTACGTCTCTACGGGCTGGGCATACCGGCTGTATCCACCCTTGGCGCCTGGATCTCGTCGGAGCAGGTCCGTCTTCTCGCCCGCACTTTCACCACCATCTACATGGCGCTCGATGATGACGCCGCTGGGCACAAGGGAGCCGAGATCGCCACCCGTGGGCTGCGTCGCCAGGGCGCTGCGGTGGTGTCGTGGAGTTACCACGGTCTTGTTGACGAGGACGGCCACAAGGCGAAGGATGTAGGCGACGTGGCCGACGACGACTTGTTGTTGGCGTCGTGGCAACACACGCGGAGGTGCTGGCTGTGAGTGACGACGATCGTCGGGACAGCCCAGTCGATCGCGAGCGCGTCTACGACCGGATAGCTCCGCTCATCATGGTGTTCAGCCGTCGCTGTGGTGAGGAACCGTTCCACGCCGAAGAACTGCGGACCTACGTCCGTGATCGGGTGCCGGAGATCGCACCGGCCTCTCCTGACCGGATTCTGCGGCAACTGCGCCTGGAGAAGAAGCTGGACTACATAGTCCTCAACCGCCGTGCTTCTCTCTATCAGTTCGGTCCCCCACCGCCGCGGCGGCGCCGTGTGATCCCGCCACGGGATACCTTGTGACAATGGCCTCGAACTTGAAACTGCTGGAGAACGCTGACGGCTCGTACACCGTGGACTACGAGTGGAAGACCTACCGCTTCCTGCTGGACGACGGGCGCACGATCGACGTGAAGGGCGTGCAGGACGACTCCACGCTGCGCGAGGCCGTGCGGACCACCGTCAAGGCCAAGGCCATCGCTGGCGTGGCCTACCTCACACCGACGCCGGTCGAAGAGGAGCCGAAGAAGCCACCGGTCAAGCGCCGTGCGCGGGCACGCGTCACCGAGGATGCGTGAGCCAACAGCTTCGTCCGTACCAGATCGAGTGCGCTGAGCGAGCCGTCGAGCGCGGCAACCTGTTGGTGGCGATGGTCATGGGGTCGGGCAAGACCCCGGCCTCGATCACTGCACTGCGCACACTGCGCCGCCAGGGGGTGATCCACTTCGGCGCTGTCTTCGGGCCGCTGTCGTGCATGTACCAGTGGGAGGCCGAGATCCACCGCTGGGATCCTCGGGCCAAGGTGCAGGTGATCATCGGGGACAAGCGCGAGCGCACCCGCGCCTTCCGCAACGCTCGCCGGTTCAACTACAACATCTGCTCGTACGGTGCGTTCATCTACGACTGGGATCTGGTCAAGGAGTATCTGCCCACTGACTTCCTCGTACTCGATGAGGTGTCAGCCATCAAAGGGTTCACGGCCAAGCGTTCAAAGAGAGCCAAGTTACTAGGCAGACGGACCCCAGTTCGCCTTGGTCTGTCCGGTGCTCCTGTTGAGAACAGGCCTGAGGAACTGTTCTCCATCATGGAGTTCGTTGATCCGACCGTGCTCGGTTCCTTCGACAAGTTCGATCGCACCTTCATCGTGCGTGATGGTTGGGGTAGGCCGAAGCGGTACCGCAACCTTCATCTGATACAGCAACGGCTCGGCCCAGCGATGTACCGGAAATCTCGCGAGGATATTGCCGAGTGGCTCCCTAAGAAGATCGAGATGGAGATGCCAGTGGTGCTCGACCGCACGGCGATGCGGTTGCACGACCTGATCCGGGCCGACCTCAGCGACGCCATCGACAAGGCGATGGCCGGTGGAGTGTCCGGTGGCACCTTCGACGTCAACGCCCACTATGGGCGCCACGAGACCGACGACCACACCCTGATGGGTCAGGTGATGAGCCGACTGCTGGCGATGCGCATGCTCTCCAGCCACCCCCACCTGCTGCGCTGCTCGGCCGAGGACTTCGACAACCTCCTCACCCGCAAGGGGAGCCAGTACGCCAACGACCTGATGGCCAAGGGGCTGCTCGACAACCTGCCGCTGGAGAACGCCAAGCTCGACGGCCTGCTGGAGACGACGGCCCAGATCCTCGATGAGGACAAGCGCCACAAGGTCGTCGTGTTCTCGTACTTCAAGCCGATGCTGGCGATGATCGGGCGGGGGATCCAGAAGTCCAAGGTCGGCTTCACCACGCTGACCGGAGACATCACCTCGGCCCAGGAGCGCTTCCGTCGCATCGAACGGTTCAACACCGAGGACCGCTGCCGTGTGTTCTTGTCATCGGACGCTGGCGCCTATGGTGTCAACCTCAGTCAGGGATCTCACCTGATCAACTACGACCTTCCGTGGAGTAGTGGCGTCCTTGCCCAGCGTGTCAGCCGTATCGACCGGACCAACTCGGCCTTCGACCAAATCAACATCATCTACATGTACGGCCACCAGACGATCGAGGAGCGCATGTTCCGCATGCTTCAACAGAAGGCAACCGTGGCACGGGCCTTCATCGACGGCGAGTTCGACATCCGCAGCGGCTCGCTGAAGCTGGACCTGGAGAGCCTGCGTGAGTTCCTCGACGCAGCCTGAGTGGGAGCCGCCCCGGTGCATACACGGGTTCATCATCCTGGCCTGCCCCGAGGACGACTGCCCGACCCAAGGCGCCTACCTCGACCAGCAGGACGCCGCGGTGCGCGAGTACAACCGCACTGCCATGCTGCGGCTGCTGTCGATGATGGGCCTCGATGAGATCAACGCCTGCCACATCCTGCGCATCATGGACCGAGAGAGTGTGCGACCTGAGCAGGCGCCCCCTGGACCACATCGGGGGTCTTGCGGTTGAAGGAGCGAATCGACTTCACCGTTGCTGCGGGCCTAGTGGTATCTAGCCTGCTCCCGCCCAGGTCGCAGTTGTGATACTACTCGGGATCCTGGCGGTGTGGCTGGCGTGGCTGGCCGTGGAGGCCGTGATCGAGATGCCGAAGCTTGCCTGGTACGGCCTGGCGGCTGCCCTCGGAGTGGGCTGGCAGTTGCTAGCAGATTGGGACAAATGGTGGCTGGGCCTTGGTATCGGAGGCGGCGCGACACTATTGTTCTTGCTCACAGACCTGATTCTCGTGGCAACGGACGCGGCTAAGGTCACCGTCCTTCGAAGAACCAATCGTTGATAGAGGAGACTGCTCGTGACGCTTCACATCGTGCTCGGTGACGGCTACATGCCCACCAAGGAACTGACCGCCCACCTTGTGGACATGCAGCAGAAGGCAGCCGCCGACGACGATGGGTTCTGGTTCACGGTCCAAGCCAAGCCCGAGCCGACCGACACCGACCGTGCCCTCATCAAGTGGCTCAACGATCCCAAGAACGGTGACGGCGAGGAGGGGGTGTACTGGGACGCCATCGGGGACGAGGACTCCGCTGACAAGCTCTACGCCGACGCCCAGGTGATCCACAAGGCCACCAAGCTGGGGAGCGCCGTCGTCAAGTTGATGGACAAGACCAAGGCCGGTGGCGAACTGGACGATGACGGGGAGGAGATCCCCGGCGAGGACGCCGACCTGCTGGCCCTGTACTTCTCCGACGAGGAGGACGCCGAGGAGGACCGCTGGCTCAACGACGTGATATCGGCCGTAGCCGATGCCGGATACCCGGTGTATGCCCTCAACGACGGGATGACCCTGATCGAGCCGCCCGACGAAGACGAGGACGACGTGGAAGACGAAGCCGTGGACGCTGACGTGATCAAGGCAGTGACAGCGCCGCCCACGCGTGAGCAGTTGTCCGAGATGGAACTGGACGACCTGAAGAAGATCGCTCTGGAGCGTGGCATCGAGGTGGCGCCTCGCTCGCGCAAGCCCACCTACATCGATGCCATCCTCGGTGAAGAGGACGAGGTGGCCGAGGTCGAGATCGAGAAGCCCAAGGCGGCGCCGCCCCTCGTCATCAACACCACCGGGACGGTGACGACAGGGACGGCGACCAGCAGCTACGTCAACATGGCCGAGGTCAGCGGCCCAGCCATGATCATCGTCGTCTACGACGGCAGGGTGGTCTCTCGTGTTGTGACAACCGAGCAGGCCAGGGCGCTACTAAGCTGAAGTCCTTGGGAGTTCCGCCGCTTCCTTGGAGTTAGCTGGCGGTCGGGCGGTTCGCCCTCCGACCGCCGCGGCTCACGTGGGGTCGGGGAAGAGGTCGATGACTGCGGGGGCGATGCCCTGCTGCCACTCGTTGCCGTCCCAGTAGGCGCAGCCATCGGTGCCCGCGGTCTGGGTCTGGATCCACTCCCCGGTCGCCCACGGCGTGATCGGGTAGGCCTGGATCCCACTGTTGTGGAGGACCGAGTAGTTCAGCGGCGGCAGCGGTGCCGGTGAGGTCCAGGCGGTCGGTCCCCACGCCCCCGGCTTACCCGCGTATGCCGTACGCGCCTTCCATGGGTTGGGAGCGCCAGTGCCGGGAACACCGAGAGCGTTCTGACGCACGAGCACCGAGCCGGTGACCGGTGGCAAGGCAGCCTTGGGGTCGTCGGGGAAGAGCACGTCGGTGTGCGACATCAGTGGCGTGCCTGCTGGCACCCACTGGTGGGCGAGTCCCTGCTTGGCCGCTTCCTCGTCGGTGAACACTCCGCCCTCCTGGGCGTCGGCGGTGGACATGTTCCAGGAGAAGAGGCGCCCCATCACCGCCGTGCGGTCGTTGTACCAGCAGGAGTAGCTCTTGTTCGGGCGCTCGTACCAGGTGAAGTCGCCATCGACCCCGTACAGCGAGGCACCGTCGAAGTACCCCCAGTCGTCGTAGTTGGAGGGCAGCGTCCCGAACTCCACGCAGACCGTGTCGAGGTCGAGATAGCTGCCCTGGGTCTCGACCCGGAGCATGGCGGTGGTGGCCTCCCCGATGTCACGCAGAGTGCGCACGTTCAGCCAGGCGCCGTTGGACAGCCACCTCTCCTCGGGGTGACCCCAGTCGGCCGCGGTGGCCACGAAGTCCGGTCCCCAGGCGAGGAAGCCGACCTTGATCTCGCCGTCGCTGCGCACCCGCAACTGCACGGTCCAGCCCCGCTCGTTGAGACGGCTGACCATCGGGAACGTGTTGGACTCCACGACCTTGGCGGCGAAGTGGCCGTAGAAGTTGCCGCCACCCGTCGAGGGCGTCTTGGTCCAGGGCAGGGGCGTGGTGCCCATCACCACCGGGGTGACGGTGGGGGTGCAGGTCCACACCTCGCCGCGCTGGGAGCCAAACTTCACGTACACCTGAAGGTTGGTCAGTTCCGCCGCCGAGTCGGAGTCGGTGGCCCTCGTCCAGGTGCTCGCTGAGGCGATGTAGACCCCGTTGTTCTGCGCCAGCGTCTGGTCCTTGACCAGCACGCGATCGTTGGCCACGAGGGTGACGGTGTCGATCGTCAGCAGCCCGGAGAGGGCCGTCAGGTTCTCTGTGGTGGCCGCTCGCACGGTGTTGGCGATGTCGGTCGTCAACTGGGTCACCGTGCCGTCGCTGCGCCAGAAGTCGGTGGCCTCTTCGAAGCTCGGGTTGGCGACCATGTTCATCCGCTGCGGGTAGATCCACAGGTGCTGGGTGCGGGCTGGTTCGAACGGCCTCGCTCCCACCGTGCGCACCAGCGGCCCCTCCAGAACGCCGTCAGAGGCCCACGAGAGCAGCACCCTGCCCTTGGTGGGGTCAACCTGAGGGATGACGCCGTCGCCGGGGTACATCACCGTGCCGGTGCTCACAGGCGTGTCGGTGACGAACATGACCTTGTTCTGCATCCCCTGCTTCGTCCCCTTGTAGACGAAGGCGATCGCCTTGACCATCGACTTGGGGAAGCCAGCGGGCAGTACGTAGCCGATCGAGTCGGTGAGGCTGTAGTAGGTCGTGCCGACCGTGGTGTGGACGGTGCCGATCGTGGTGGTCGCTCGCTGGGGTACGGACGGTCCCCAGCCGAGGGCTGCCTCCAACCCGGCGATGGTGTCGATAGCGGCGTATGGCGAACCGACGACCGGGGCGAGGGCGTCCACCTCCTGGTCGGGACGCAGCGCCGCAGCGGTGGGGAACATCACCATCTCGACCTGGAGACCCGGCCCGTCCATCAGGGTGACGTCGGCGGCGAGCGCAGCGCGGAAGGAGTTGGTGAAGATCGCCGTCATGGGGTGGGATCTCCGATCAGGTAGCCCTCAAACGGCGGCTCGTCGCGCTCGGGGCCGATCGGCTCGGCACCAGGCTGGCCTGGCGGCTCGCCTGGGCCGGTCAGAGTGAGGTAGCGATCCGGCGAGGACGCTGTGACAGTGGCCGACGTGCCGATGTGCGAGAACTGGGCGCCGCAGAGGTAGATGTAGGGCGAGTAGGTCGGGTCGGAGCCAGCCAGGCGGGAGCCGAAGTAGATCGCCGGGACGGCGTAGGCGGCGTTGGCCGGGGCGATCCCCTGGGCCGGGGTGAAGACGTGCCAGTTGGTGTCGTTGACTGGCCCTGGCCCCGGCTCGGAGACGCTGATCAGGTTGTGGTTGTCGCCCTCCACGCTGAACCACAGGATCATCAGGCGCACCTGCACGGGGGCCAGTTCGATCTTGACCTGGATCGAGAAGGAGTAAATCTCCAGCGGGGTCACCGGGATACCGGCATACCTGGGGTACAGAATCCTGACCCCCTGGAACTCGTCGTCACTGCGGTCGAGGGGGACGTTGACCTCGTAGTCCTGGGCGATGCCGTCACCACAGGTGAGGAAGACGTTGCCGGTGGCGTCGGCCTTCGACGTCCACATGCGCATCACGCCGCGCCCCGAGTTGTCGGGGGGCTTCACTGCATGCACGCCGTGCTCCAGTCGGACCTTGTCGGGGGTCAGCGGCGTGCCGATGGCGGGAGTGAAGTACGTGGGCGTACCTCCAGTAACGGGCGTCTCGGGATGGATGCCCGCCCACGAGCCGGTGCCTTCGAAGAAGTCCGAGTCGTCGGGCAGCAGCATGGTGTTGGGGCCAGCGGTGATCTCCGTGGTGGCCTTGGTCACCGAGACCACCATCTCCTGGAGACCGAGGGCGGTGCCACGCGAGCGGTAGAGGAAGCCGATCTTTGAGACCAGCCCCCGATGACGGATGTCCCCGAGGCCAGCTTCGTAGGGCATACCGAAGTTGGCCCCGAGGCGTCGCAGCAGCGGCACTGGCGTGAAGTCGGTGTGGTACAGGTCGAGCCAGCCGTTGACGTACTCGCGGGTGAGATCGAGGTCGTAGCCCATCACCCGCAGGAACCGGCGCAGGTCGCCATCGCCCCGGCCACCGCGCATGTTGTCGTCGGTCCACTGGTAGTAGGGGGGCAGGTTGTTGAAGAGGTGCTCAGCGTGGTGGTAGTCCCTCGGCAGCAGCGCCGAGGTGACCATGTAGCGGCGCCACTTGGTGCCACTACGGAAGAACAGCGAGTAGTAGTACCAGCGCCCGTTGGGCAGGGCGACCTGCATACCCACCCCCGGCATACCGCTGGGATCGATGACCTTGCGTGACTCCACCGGCTGCTTGCCGTCAGCATCCTTCTTCTCGGTGTAGCCGGTGGGGAACAGCTTGGACTGGCTGGCGAGCAAGAGCGTCTGGCCATCGTTGACGGTGGTCGGGAAGCCGAAGCCCGAGCGCACGATGGCGATGGCGTTCCACTTGCTGAGGTCGAGCGTGATCCCCCAGGTGACCTCGATCGTGGCGTAGTTGAGCGGGCGGGCGTAGAAGATCCCGGTGCCGGTCAGTTCCTCGATGCCGAAGTCGGTGGTCGTCGGGAAGCGCAGCGCCGACTGCTGGACGTCGGGGCCAGTGACCACGGCGGGCGAGGTCGTGCCCCCGGTGATGGTCCAGACACGGCTCCGAGGGTCGGTGTATGTGCTGCCGGTGCCGGGATACTCGGCGGGATCGAACCGCCACACGATCCCTGCGGAGTGCCCGTCCGGGGTGAGCCGGTCCATCTGCGCCCAGTAGATGCGCCCGAGCCAGGGAGCATTCCCACGACTGGCGACGCGCAGCGGCTGGTTGCTGTCGAACAGAGCGAACGGAGAGAGGGTCCGCGGTGTGCCGAAGGGCGTCCACGTGGTGCCGTCCTTCGACGTGAGCGCCGTGAGCTTGCCCGCCTGCGGCTCGATCTGGAGACCGAACCACCCATCGACGCCATCGGGTAGGGCCGCTGCCAACTCGGCACTGGTCGCCAGGGTCTGGAAGATGTTCTGGGCACTGCCGTCGAACGACCCACCGAAGATGAGACCACCTTGGCTCTGACGCTCAGCGAGGTACCAGGAGTTGGTGGTGGTCAACGACCAGTGCGCAACGAACGTCTGGTCCGAGTTGACAGCGGTGAGACCGTTCGGCTGGACCCGCATGGTGATCCGCACTGGGCCGGTGATGGTGAGGTCAGCAGCATCGGGAATGGAGGCGCCAGCGGCGGGTGGGATGAAGTAGGCCGGGACCGTGTAGGTCGTAGAGCCACGGACGTAGTCACCACCCTGGACGACGCCAGCGACGCTGCGCTGCGTGGTGAACGCAGGCTGCGGCCACCACTTGGTGACGTCGTCCTGATCGGAGCCTGGCCACCAGTCAGACGAGCCGGGGGGTGCGGTGTCAGTCATCAGGTACCTGCGAGGCCTCCGACAGCGACGACCCACAGACCGTCGTGCGTGCGGTCCTCCTCCTCGATGAAGTCGGGGTACTTGGTGATGTCCTCGATCACTTCTGTCGGGTAGATCCGGGGGATCTGCAACTCGTCGGTGATGATGTCCCCGACCTCACCGGCCGACAGCGGCGTGGGGTTGTAGCGCAGGAACTCGATGAGCACTTCCTGGCCCGCCGTGGGCGGGAAGTTGACGATGGAGCGACGGCCCACCGTGACCGTGTACTCGGTCCACCCGGCAGCCGTGGTGCCGTGGGGGACCATGGCGCTGACGATGAGATCCCACCACGACGCCGGGTCGGTGACCGAGCGAGCGAGGATGTGGTCACCGAGCACGACGCTCTGCAACGGCGTGTGGACATCGACCGGGACGGTCGAGGCGTCGGTGTTGGAAATGGCGAGCCGGTTCGGCTTGTTCACCACGGTGAAGTCGTCCACCCGGAACTCGCCCAGCCCAGGGTCAGCGATCGTCTGTACGGCGTCGAACTTCCACTTGGTGCCGACCAGAGACTCCGTGGTGGACACCGGCAGGCCCACCTCCACCGTGGACGAGACCGGCACGGTGGCCGAGTCCTCAGGCGGGGCGTTGGGGGAGAGCCAGCGGACCTCGGCCCACTCGACGCCCTGCACCGACATGATCGAGCGGTAGATGGCCCCCTTCGATACACGGGTACCGAAGTCCACGTTGTCGAAGGCGAGCAGGTCGGTGATCACTGCGTCCACCGCGTCACGCACGCTGGAGCGGTTGAAGTTCTCCACTACGTAGACGGTGACCCGGATGTACACGTCCTGGAACAGCGGAGCGGGGTCGCCCTTCGGCCCCACGATCACATTGGATCCGATCAGCACCTTGTCGGTCATGTACTGCTCGACGGTGTTGCACAGCCGCACCATGGCGTCAGCGGTGGCCTCGCCATCGGGTGGAGCGACGAGGATCTTCACCGCTGTGTACACCGTCCCGTAGGCCACCGCCTTGGCCACCGAGGCCACCTGCATCGCCAGGTCGGCGTAGTCGTTGAGAGTGACCGCACGAGAGCGGATGCGCGCCCCGGCCCTCGGGATCGTGTACTTCATCGAGGCGATCGTCTCGGGGTCGGAGCCACCGATCGGAGACTCCGGGTTGGTGACCTTGATGAAGAAGGTGTCCACGCCCTTGGGCGGGACGATGATCGTGATGAGGTCTTCGGCCACGTTGTTGGCCCGTGCCCCCACGCCGTAGCGGTAGCTGGCGTACAGCTTGGAGTTGACCGAGGGGATGCGCCCCGAGGTGTTGTCACCGAAGACGATGTGAGTCAGGCCGAGGTCGTCGCCGTAGGTGGTGAACACCGACTGGGTGGGGCGCGCCGTAGAGAGGTCGGAGGTGTACGTCCAGGTGACGGTCGAGTAGCCCTCCTGCGAGACGACATTGATCGAGCCGAAGATGACACCCCGCTCACGGATGACGAACTCGGAGTTGGGCACGCCGTAGGCGGTCCCCAACCGATAGTCGTTGACCGTGACGCCCTCGGTCGCCGTGATGATCTTGTCCTTGTCGCCGGGGCTGAGGGTGATCGGGTGGTTCGTTTCGAAGGCGACGAAGGAGCCGCTGCTGTCGGCCGAGGTATGGATGGCGGTGCCCCGAGGCAGGGTGACAGGGTCCAGGGGGTGGTCGGGGTCAGGACTCTCGTCCATCGAGAAGGAGAGGTCCACTGTCGCCGCTGACTGACCGATAGGCGTGTATCCCAACATGTCCGCGATGTAGAGCACCGACTGGGGCCGCACCGCCGTGGCCAAGAAGGCCTCCGACGCCGTCCG